TGATGATTAAGATGCACGCCATAGAAGCGCGGAGGGAATAGATGAGCGACGCTGAAACTCGCCAGCAAATGCTCGCGTTTTTTGAATACGCAATGTCTCCGGAGGCGGCTGGGTGCGGTATCGAACTCGGTAATATCTGGGACGATGTGGAAGGCTGGCGAACATATATTCGTGTCGGAGACAAAGCGATGGCGTTCAATCCGGGATGGGGCCGCAAATTTGCGCGCGGCACAAAAGCTGATGCCGTGAAGCGCTTGCAGATCATGAGCGCCGCTGAGCGCGAGGCCATCGGTGAAGTGTCTGTGCTCCAATATTTTGATGATCTTGAGAGCCAATGCAAAGAGACGATGACAATGCGAGCGTCCGGCGTTCTGCCGTCTGACGTTACTTCCCCAACGCGAGGAACATCATGACCGATCCCTCTCCCACCCTCCCCGACATCGAAGCACGGGCGTGACAGATGTTATCCGAGATCGAGAAGCGCAATTTGTACGGCAAGGTTGCTCCGAAATTGGATGCGATCCGAGAGCTATTCAAAAACCCGATTGTTACTCTTGTTGTCCGCTCGCCGGATTTACCTGATGGCGATTTCATTATGAGCGAGGATGATCCAAGCGCGGTTATCGCCAGCATCGAGAAAACTTGGGGAAAATCACCATGACTTCCATCGCATCCATCGAAGCGCGGGCGGAGAAGGCGACGGATTTGGACAAACTCGCCGAGCAAATATTAACAGTTTCCGGTTCCGCGTGGCCGATCCCGTGGGATACTCGTGAGGAGTGGGCTGCAACGGTTAGCAAAGCATCTTCCCGCCTCCTCGCCCTTGAGACGGAAAGCAATAAGTGGGAGCGAAAGTATCTGGAGGAAATTGACCAATTTGCGAAGCGTTGTGCAAAGAGCGAGGCCACAGTCCGCGCCCTTGAGCGGGAGATAGCCCGGATGAAACGGGTGGTCGAGGAAGTGCGTCCGATACTTGAGCGGATGATGAATAGCCAAGATGCAACGCGAGCGTCATTCCGAGAAGCTGCAAAAGACGCCCTCGCCGCGCTCGATGGAGGAACGTGATGGCAGACATAGTGCACGCGCCCGAACGGTTGTTGTTGAGACAGTCCATGAAGGGCGACTATCTCACATTCTCTGTGGACGACAGCAATTTGAAGCCAACGCCCGTTCTGTGGGTGGAGGATAAGACCATCGAATACGTCCGCGCAGATCGCCTCCGCGCCCTTGAGGGGGAGATAGAACGGATGAAAGCGGAACTGAAGCAACGTGCTGGCGAATATGATTATCTGCGCGAGTGCTATTTGGAGGAACGCGAGCGCGTCAAAAGACTCACGTTGGAAACCGCCGATCTTACCGAGCGTCTAATGAGTGGTCGTGCCGCGCTCGATGGAGGAACGTGATGGATACCCCGGAACGAATTTGGCTACGAGGAAAGTGATGCTGCCACAAGAACCAGAAGTCGTAATGATCCACGCCACTGAACTCGCCTCTCTCCGCGCCGAGATCGAACGGCTCACAGCGGAACTGACAACGTGTCGGAACACAGCCAAGATCAATCTGTCAGTTGCACAATCGCGTGGAGCCGAGATCGAACGGATGCGGGCGGCGCTGGTAGACGCAAAGGCGATGCTGCAAACGATGGCGCTTGATGTTCTGCAAATCGGGAATTTCTCTGAGGACGGGAAATCCCTCGACGCAATTCCAGAGTGGCAAGCACTTAGCGGCTATCAATTCGACGGGACGCTTGCTGCCATCCACATGCAGATCGACGAAGCTCTATCTCCCCACCCATCCTCGACGCAGGAGACGAAACCATGAGCGAGAGTCAAATCGACAGGCTTGAGAAGATGCTAAACAGCGAAGACCCGCCGTCGGTCACCATCAGACCTGACGGAACGATAGAGGAAATTGAAGTCTCAACGGCTGTCCCCGTCGAAAGCGATCTGCGGAAAGCGTGGGACGCTTACAGAGCTACATTCGCCTACGAGCGTAGCAAGGGATGGGCTTTGCAGCTTGCGCCATTCCCAACCGCGACTGAACGCCAACGTCGATTCGAGGTCATGCCGATTGAGCAGCGCGAAAGTAATGTCGAAGGGGCGTTGTGGGCGGCATTTATGACCGGGTGGGAATCTGCATTGCGCGCACACCCATCCTCGCAGGAACGAGAATGATCAACCGACGCGCGGCGGTTCCGCGCATAGCAGAAGCAGGAGAAGTAGCATGTTCACGCTGAAACTATACCGAAGACACCCGAAAGCTGGAGCCATTCAATCAAAAATCATCGCCGTGCATAGCGTTGTCACGAATCAGATTGGCAAAGAATGCCGCGGACTGGAGATAACGGGCTTCGTCTCGGATCAAAACAACGACTACATCACTCACTATGTTGGCGAACCGGAAGAGGGAATGACCGCGTTCGGTCGCGACGACAACCATTTGCATTCCGGCGATGGAAGTTGGTGGGGATGGGGCCTTCTCGAAAACTGGGAAGGCAACACGAGCGAGCATTACCGCCCTGCCAATTACGGCTGACACATTATCGACGCGGAGGTAACACTCCGCGTCGTCCTCACGGGAACGGAGCACAAAAGATGCGCCATGAACACACCACGAAGCTCGCGAAGCTTATCAAGGAATTGCGGGAGCACGTTTCGCACAATGGGAGTCCGGGAGTTGGGCACCGCAATCTCAACCAGATTGTCGCCGATGCGTTTAGCGCGGTCGATGACGAGATGGCGGCGATTGATGCTGCGGCTCGCGATTCCGTATCTTCATAGAAAAAGGAGTGAGACACTATGAAACCTCATCGCCAACTTTCTGGCCCAACAATTTGCCCGATATGCAGAGGCTCTGGCTCATTGCCGGAACCAAAGCCACAACGGAAAGATGAACGTGACACGCGCCGCGAAATGGCGCGGGTGCTTCGCGAACACGGTTATTCTTTGCGCCAGATTGCGGGTTTGGTCGGATATAAATCTCCGCGAAGCGTCGCGCTAGCCTGTGAGGAATAGAAGTCATGCTGGCGTTGTGCTTGTGGCCGCAGCGTTTTGGGCATTCAACAATGCGAAACTCAAGTCTATGTTCGATGGAAGATCGTGATGGGTAAAGGATTGTCTCGTTCGACGTTTGAAAAGATCGCTGGCGACGGGGTCGTTGAAGCGTTCGATGCCTCGCACGACAAGTTGATTTATCAGCGCGACGACGGTGAGAACGGCGAAATATACTACGCGATCCACCGCAAGTCGGATTACAAGTTCATCTGCAATATCGACGGCCCATGCGCGCTCCAAGTCGCGAAGCTGGTGTGCGAGTATAGTGCCACCATAGCCTCTCTCCGCGCCGAGATCGAACGGCTGCGGGCGGCGCTGGAGCCGTTTGCGGCGCGCGTGAAAGACACTGACGAAGGCAAGCTACGATTGCCTATGGGGGCGCGGCTTTTCGACGGTCTGACCTGCATGGATTTTGTCCGCGCCAAAGCAGCCCTATCTCCCCACCCATCCTCGAAAGGAAGTTCCAATGACGGTTCAACATGATTCCGACTGCGCCATCCACAACATGCCAGCCAAACCAGCGAGACCGTGCGATTGCGGCGCTGTCCCATCTTGGAAACTTGAGCTTGCTGGCATTCTAGATTCGCTCGGCACGCGAGATCGAAAACGCCCGCTCACATTCGAGAACATCGACGAGCTGATATTCCAGCTTCGCAAACCACACCCCTCCCCGCCTGCAACGAAGGAGACGGAAGGATGAGCGCGTGGATCATCGCAAATAAGGTCGCTTTCTCGTGGTTCTGGTTTGGGTTCGCGGCTGGACAGGGGTTGGAGCTGGTTTTTAAGTTGTTGGCGCTCACGAGGAGCAAGCCATGAGCGATCTGGCGAAAAGGCTGGAAGCGGCGGCGCGCGCGGCGTACTACAAATCAGCGGAATTTGGCGACAAGCCGATAACGCGGCTCGCTTGGGAGCATGAATCTACAGAAGCCAGATCAATATGGCGCGCGATTGCCAATGCAGCGATCGCGACCATCGAGCGCGAGACGATAGAGCGAGCGATTGTAGCGGCAGCGACGGCAAAGTTGCCCGACGGATATCAATGGGGCCGCGAAGCAATGTCATTATTCAACTTCGGACTAGAACGCGCTGTATCTGCCATCCGCGCCCTCTCCCCGCCAGCCGCCAGCGCCACGAATGAGGAGACGTTAAAATGACATCACACAAGTTGCCGCCTTTATTTGCTATCCTCAAGCGCAATGGCGGCTATTCCGCGCTGAGAATGCCTGTCGATCAGGTTAGGAGCGCGCTCGTCGGCCACGGCGTTTTGGACATTGAGTTGTCGCGCGAGCAAATGGAAGCCCTGCACGATATTTTAACGGCAGCACTTGGCCGTCGCTACAATCCCGCCAGCGCCACGTCATAGGAGCAGGCGAGCGAGACTGCTACCGGCAAGCCGCGCGGGCAGCATCCCGCAGCGCCGAATATCCAGCCAAATAGCGATCAATCATAGAATGGTCTCGGAGGCGGTTTTTCTCCGCGACAAGCTCTTTGCCTTGGGCTTGGCTGTACGAGACCACAGGCAGGCACAGCGCCTTGGCTGGCGGCGGCGGAAGCGGCTGAGGGGTGGAACAGGCCGCGAGAACCAGCGCGGCCCACGGAGCGGCTAGGAGGCTAAAACGTGCCATCGGAAATCCTCTTGTCCACGTCCGCGCTCGTCTGCCCCGCGTCCTGAGCCTCGCTCTGCGCCACGCGAGCCTCGCTCTGGGCGGCTGCAGTGGCGTCTGAGGCACGTTGCTCCGCGCCCCCCGCCCGTTCGGCTTCCTGCGCCGCGATTGTACCGTCACTCGTGCCCTTGGAATAGCCCATGAGGCCGAGGATGAAGTTTATCGCGGCCATGATCCAGGTCATAGTTTACGCCATAGCGATGGATCAAAAACCTTTTTGAATCCAGCGTCCATTGCCGTAAACATTTCGTCGGCAGCCTTGAATATCTTTCGGGCTGCAATGATCGCTGCTGCGTCTCGCTGGCGAACCAAGATTTTTACGCCGCAGCATGGGCATTTGATCTGAGCCTGTTTCATCCCCACCTCAGCCAGAATATACCACCGCACGCGACCGCGAGGCCAAATAGATAGCCGTAGTCGCTGGCGGTCAGACGACGGAGAAAGCGAATCACTTCTTCGCAGCCGCCGCGAGGTCTGTATCGGCTTGGGCCGTCGCTGCCGCGTCCGAAGATTGCGCAGCGGCAAGAGCCTGATCGATCGCTGTCTGGTCGCTAGGCGTCAGAAGCCCCTTGATCTGGTTGTAGAAGCCGACGAACGCCGGAATTGCCGATGGAATCAGCGGGATAAGCTGCAAAAGGATGGCTCCGAGGGCGCTCATTGGACGATCTCCCAATCAATAGCTAGCAAATCTGCTTGCGAACAAAGCCACGGAACAACGTAGCCTTGCGCCGTTTTCATATCGACGTGCGGATGATAGTCAATCTCCGTTCCTTCGGGATAGATGCCTAGCAACGGCGCACGGTTGACCTTGAAAGTCGAGCCGGGAACGAGAAACAGGAACATATCCTTGCCGTTCCATCCGCTGCGTGCCACCTTTGAGCCGTTGTGCATTTGCTTCACGGCCCAACCGATGTCTTGAGGTTGGCTCATTTCATGCCTCCGATGATGGCTTGAATCTGCGCGACAAGAGTGGTTGCTTCAGCCACTTGCTGCGCTACGGTGGTTGCGTTTCCTGCGGCGACGGCAGTATCAGCCGTTGTTAAGATCGCTTCGGATTGGTCGATGAGTTGCTTGACCTGCGTTGCCTGTGTGCCGTGTAGGACGCCGCTCACCGCGAGCTGGTCGGCTACGGTTGCGATGGCTGCATGAACGTCATGGGCGCCGGTCAGGAGCTTTTCGGATACGCAGATGGGGGTCGAGCAGGTTGTTGCCGTGCCGCCGCCTGTGGTTCCGCAAGCCGACAGCATGATCGCCATCCCGCTTGCGAGTAGAAGTTTTCGGATCATGTCTGTCTCCTTGAGTTAATGCCGCTGCCAGAATCGCTGGCAAATTCGATGCTGCGGGCCGGACGCTACCCCGGCTAGTCGCCTCCAGGTTGTTGGCGACCTCCTCTAAGGTCGCGGGCCGAGCAGGGCGACGCGATCCAGTGCTATAGGGCGTGTCTGCTTTCCACGCCGCCGCAGCGAAAGAACGTCCGCCTTCAAAACCCGTGTTAATAGGGTGCTGCCACATGGGCCGCTAGCGAGCTTATACGCGAACGCTCCATCGCCAAGGCTCGCCAGACAGGCTAGGGCTACTCAAGGAGTCCAGGCAGGAACACAACCGCCCTTGCCTGCCTGACGGGGTAATGATGCGCCGATTATTTGGAATTACAAGCCGGGAGCAAAGAAAAACCCGCCAACGCGGCGGGTCAGTTTGGGGGTGATTAAGGGGTTTGCATCCGCGCCATCATGGGCAGCATCGGGCGATGGGGTCAAGGGACGGTCGAGGACATCACCACGCTATTATCGCCGGGTGCCATGATCGCGCCGCCGTAGGTTCCGGGAATTGGTCCATTGGGGCCTGTAGCAGCGCTCGTGACCGTAAACGGCCCCGGGGTCGATCCGACAGCGGCGAGTGCTGTCCAAGTCGCAATGCCGTCCGTGGTGCCATCCTTGACCTGCGTGAGCGTGATGGACGGGTTGTCCACGGTCGCGCTCGCCGGAGAAGTCAGAGGAAGCGACACGGGAGGGTTCTGATTCGTGTCCTGATAGGTAGCGATGACTGTCCCGGATTCGCCGGGTTCCAAATTCAACATGGTCGTGTATCCCTTTGGGCCGGCTGCGATAGTGTAGCAAATGTCCCGGCGCGGCCTGTGCCGGCGACATTCGAGAAGTTCTTCAATTCTGTCGAGCGCGCGAAATAGGCGCTTCTCGAAATGGTCAAGGTCCATCGGCACACCTTACGCCCCGAACGCGACGATTGCGAGACGGCTACGAGCAGCCGCCAAGCCTGCCAAGATGGAAGCCGCCGCCGCCAAGGATACCCGTCTGGTCCGCCAACGCGAGAACGCATACAAGGACGATCAAAACCCAAACAACGGTTTTGATCGGGTCTTGCACGTTGAACGCGGTGAGAATGGCGCGGGCTGCCCATATGACAACACACACAACGATGAGAAGAACGATAATTCCGATGAGAGACATGGCTAGTACGCTCCTTGGGCGCAAAGGCCCGCTATGTCACAACGCGCGAGATGCCCCGATGGCTACGACTCGGCGTAAGTGACAGCCGTTTGCAGGCTATTGCATACCGCAATCACGTCCGGGTCGCTGGACGCGGCGCACAGATTGATGACCTTCTGCACCTTCGCCGGTCCATTGTTCAGGGTCGGGGACATGGGAGTCCCTTGGCTGTTTTTCGCTCCGATGATAATTATTCCGCCGCCGCCGCTCATTTCTTCTCTCCTGTGTCCTTCCGCCAAGGATCGGGAGGCGGATGCATTCCCGCTTGAGCCATCTTCATCTCAAGATCGATTGCGTAATATTCCGCAAGCCGCGCCTCGCGTTCTGCCCAGAACGCCATGACGCCGGCGCCAATCGCGAGCGTGACCGCGAGGGCAATGAAAAAAGGTTTGTCCATCGCCACAAGCCGTATCGAGACCGCCGAAGCGTTCCCCGTAGCCTCTACTTGTACAGGATCGCTCATCTTTGCACCAAACGTTCATCAAGAGCACCGTCGCGCAGCATGAAGGTGAATGTATGCTCCGGGTTTTCATGACGAACAGTAATTATCTGTTCAAGCGTCAGAGTTGCGAACGTATCGCCTCGCACGCGCTCTGCATATCCTTCGTGCGGTAGCTCGATCCCATATTTCTTCTCGCTCTCTTCTGGATCAATGGGAGGCCAAAAAGACACCGCAACTCGTCTGTTTAGATTATATCCGCATGTTGGACAAGCATTCGGCGAGCACTTTGGGCACAAGAACGATACACCAATATAGAACGGCGGAGATTGCGCGGACCATTGGCCCGGATGTATCCAGTGTGGCACAAGGTTGGAGAGTTTCATTTTATCTCGCCGTTCGTAATGAAGCCGTGCCAGAGACCGCCAGCACTTCCGTCTAGCGAAGGCGTTACAGTCATCGTCTCAAACGTAGCGGCGTCTATTCCGCCAGCGATTGTCCACGCAAATTCAGGCTTACACGGCTGCACCTTATACTCGTCTTCGCCAACAGCGGCCTCGAACAATCGGAATTGCTCGCGCTTTGGCATAGCGACCGAGAGGCAGCTTTGGAAATATCCACTGTCTACCTTTGGAGATTTGAACATAAAGCCGACACGCTTCCCATCTTTGACAAGCCAGCGGGGATCAAGATCAGTCAGGCGCATTGCCGCACTCGCTCATCGCTTCTTAGCCGCTTCCGGGCGCTGGTTGTCGTTCGCGTATTGCTCAAGCCGCCCCGTCAGAACCCCCACATCGCTTGTGAGCTTGCTCACGTCCTGCGCCATCTGGGACATGGCCGAAGCCTGTACCTGGGTCCGGTCGTCAAGCCGGGATACCGTGCTGTTGAGCGCCCATAGCGAGATGATGATGCCGACGATGCCGGCACCAATGAGGTAGGTGATGACCTGTTCGAAGCCGCGTCTCATGCCGTTTTCGGTAATGTTCTGCTCGGCCACTTGGTTCACTTTCCAGACCGCTTGAGTTCGTCAATTTTCTCGTGGAGCGCCACCACAACCCGCTCCTTGGATTCGACGGTTTGCCTTACGCTATCCATATCGGCCCGATGCTGCTGCTTGAAGTCCGCAAGGTCGTATTCGAGCTTATCAAGCCGGCGCTGTAGTTTTCGCAGTTCCGTGTCGCCGTTTGGTCGAGGAGGGCCGCGATCGCTCATTTATGGAATATCGTCCAAATAGCCGCCAACGAACTGACAAACCCGAAAGCCGCAGCACAGACAGCAAATATGATGATGCCAAGATCGTGCTTTCCACCACCGCTTCCCTCAATCTTGTCGAGCCGTCCCCTGTTCAGGTCCGCGTCTTTCGTAAGCGCCCCGATCAACGCCATCGTTTCGGCTCGTGGCATGAACGTAGCAACGATATCGGACAGAGTGCGCCGAAATTCATTAACGGCGTCAAACCGTTTTTCAGCGGCAACTTCGGCCTTGGTGACGGCTTTCTCGGCAGCAGCAAGGGCAGTGATATTGGCTTTCTCGGCAGCGGCGAGAGCGGCAGCGAGGGCTTCCTTCTGAGCCTCAAATCGCTGGCTGTCCCGAAGGTCTTTTGCAGCGAAAGCCTCATCCACATATTCCTTGAATGTGTCGAAATTCCACTGGTCAGGCATGTCATCCGCTTCTAGCAAATGCTCCGAAGTATTCTACTGCGGCATCTATATATGCCGCGTGCGCTGCCTCCGGAGTGTCAAAACGAGCGCTCCATTTCCTTTTACCGTCAACTACTATCTGTGCTCTCCATTTCGAGCGTACCGCTTCCCAATGCACCCCTTTAAATCCGGAGGAGTTTGTCGTCGCAGTCCTAGAATTAGCAATATTTTGGCTTCTAGTTGCAACACGAAGATTTCTTATACGATTGTCAGTTTTTATGCCATTGATGTGATCTATATCACTTGGCGGCCATTCTCCAGTCATGTAGAGCCACGCAAGGCGATGGGCATAATACAGGTGCCCACTAACCGCGATTCTGCTGTACTGGTGGGATTTGTCACTACCGGCTAAGAAATTGCTTCGGTGCCCAGCACCACTCTTTCGCCAAACAAACAATCCAGTGATCGGATCATAATTAAGCACTGATCTCAAATGCTTTGCGTCTAGCTTTGACATACGTATCCCCTGCCGAGTTAATCAGCGGCTCACGGAACCGCCTTGGTGAGTTGCACAAGCGTTTGCGAAGGCGGCAGCGTTTTGCCCTGAATGTCCGCGTTCACGGCTTTTGCGATCTTTGGGCCTAGCGTCGGATCGTTCGCGACAGTCTGCGCAACATCGATGATCTTTCCGGCGACCGCGTATTTGTCCTTTACCGAATAGACGAAGGCGAACCCTGTCATGCCGATTGCGGCAACGGCCTCGATTACAAGCTGGCTTGCGGTATCGGATGAAATCCCGTATTTCGCGAGCGTGATTCCAGCGTGGGCAATGAGGATGCCTGCAAGCCAGCCGCCGAATTGGCGAAGGAGGCCGAGAAGAATTGCTTTGAGTAGGCCGTCACTTGGCATTTAATCCTCCAGAAACAGCGCGGCCTCAAGCAGCCTGCGCTTCAAAAGCCCTTTGACTTCCATCTTGCCGACGTGATCCCATTGGATGAACGCCTTGGCAGCTTCGATCCAGTTTTTCTCCAGAACGAATTGCAGAAGGTGTGATCCACTCAGCGCTCCGACCCCAACATTATACGCAAAGGAAATCAGCGCCGCCATTTGATGCTGCCCGAGCCGAACGGATGCGACAAGCACAGACACTGAGCTTTCGACCTTCCCAACATCGGCAGCGAGACGATCATCTGCCTGCTGCTGTGTCCAGACGGTGCCAGAATATATCTCAGGCCCCGTTGCGCCCCAGCCGATAGTCTGCACGCCGCCAGAATCCGCATAGGCTACGAGCCGACATGATTCCCGTTCTTTGATAAAATCAATCGCAATCTGGTTCATCTCAGCACGTCGCTATCCCGATAAGAGTTCCGATCTTCTCGTTCGTGGGACGTGAGCATTGGCCTCCCGGTATCGCCCCGTTCAGGAATATATCGACGCGACCGATGCTGTTGGCGACGATCTGGCTTCGGAGATAGGTCGCATCCGAGACCGTGATCTTGTTGATAAGTGGGATAAGCATGGTCTTCGCATAGTTGATGCTCGAAAATCCGGCCACTGCGTAGGCGAGTTCCTGTTGAACCGTGCCAATCTTGTTACCGTCTAACAACATGATGCCGAAGTAATCGACCAGCGCCTGTACGGTATCGAGATTGGCCCCCGCCGCTCCATTCAAACACCAGCCGTTATAGGGCGATGTTCCAGCATCCAGAGGATTGGTATAGACGACGAAGTTCATGCTCTTCGAATGCACGATGGATGCGAGCTTTGTCATCTGCGCCGTCGTCTGTGCGCACGTATGACCTTCCTGCACTTCCCAATCGACCATGACATCTTTCGGTGTGGTCGAGAGCGTCGAGAGCTGCCCGTATGGCAGTACGACGTAATCATTAGGGAGTGCCGCATAGCCGGGATAGGTAGTGATATCCGTGCATAGCGTCTGGATTTGGTCCGCGAGGTTAGGTGTTCCATCGACCGAATCATAGAACAGCACATGCGCATCAGCGATTCCCTGCGCCTCTGTGAGATCGAGATAGCCGAAGCCGCTGACATCGTGCGCCGGATAGCCGATAGCCCATGCGATTCGCGCTTGGGTGGCGGCGTCCGCTTTTGCAATCGAACTCATCGGCACGAGACATTGATAGTTCTTGCCGCCGGTCGTGTAGTATTGAATAGGCGTTACAGGATTCGGCGTGACAACCCGCGTGGCATCAACACCATTGCTGCGATACGCCCATGAGAAATATCCGACGCCGCCGCCGTTCAAATAGGTGCTGTTCGCATTGGAACGCGGGTTTGAGCCCTCGAACATCGTGGCCGGGAAGAACTTGAACGTCGTCTGGTCTATCGTGTTGTCTTTCGGCAATGGCGCATGAGCTGAGACAGCAAGCGTTCCGGCAACAACCGTAGCCTGATTGGTTCCCCCACCTGAGCCTGTGAAATACGCCGGCAGGCATGGATCGCTGCCGACGCCGTTGCATTGGTCAGGATTTGGAGGAGCGCCAGTCTGGATGGCGGCGAGCATCGTATTCACGTCGTTATAGTGAAGCTGCTCGTTCGATATTGCGCTTCCCACTTCCACGAACAGGATATTCGCAGTGCTTGCGCAAAATACCGCAGCGCTACGGCAAATCAGCATGTGCTGCGCTTGTGGGGCTACGGACGTGCTGGCGACATTATTGGACAGGACAATGCCGTTCTTGCCGGTCGTCACATGTGCCGAGTCAGTCCGGTCGCAATAGCCGAGCCCCGCCGTTCCGCCTCCTGTGTCCGTGACGGTCGTTGAGGTAGTGCAGCGGGTGTTAAGATTGTTGGAGCCGCCGTTCGAATAGAACTGCACTATCGTTCCTGCCGACTGCCCAAGAAGATTGGTCTGATTTGCCGCCGACCATATCGCAATGTGCGAATTGTTCTGCGCCAGAAGAGGAATTGCGTTCTCATTTATATTCGTATCGCCGTCGATGGTTGCAGAGTCGCCTTTTAATCCTGTCGCGACCGTGAACGTAGGTGAGCCGTTCCATGTGACCTTGTAGAGGACGGGCTGATATATATTGACCGCAGCCGTGCAGGAATCTGTCGTGGTAAACAGATACCCCATCGCCTGCGTGCCCCAGAACCCGTTCGACTTCTCGCCGATGACGTAATTATTGAAGGCGTTCTTGAATTGCCCACTTGGAGCCGCGCAGCCATTCGAGGAAAGCGCGCTGAAATACGCCAGCGCATCTGGGTCGTAGGCGAAATGAAATTCCAGCGCGGGCCAGTCGTTGCCAGCGGCATAGGCCGGAAGAGCCGCGAATACGAACAACAGTGCAGCGAGAAACCGTCTCATAGTTCAATAGCCGATAGAGTGCCGTGAAGCGTGTTTGTCGTGTTCGTAAGGCCCTTGGATGCAACATCGATCCAGATGGCAGTGCTTATGGCAAGCCCGGTCACGACTGCGCACATGCTTATTGGAATGTTGACATCGGCGGCAGCGGTAGCGGCTACCTGAATAGAGCCCGTAACCTGCGCCCCGTCCTGAGTGCCGGTGAGAGTCGCATTCGCTGTCGGAGCGGTTCCAGTACCATGCGAGAGCTGAATAATCAGCCCTTCATCGACGGTCACGGCAGAATTGGTAATCCACCCCGAGAAGCATTCCAGAATCTTGCCGGTTCGCGTCGGAGTGAGCGCCCCGGTAAACCCGCCCATCGTGAAAACGCTTGTGCTGTTCGGAGCTACAGTAACGGTTGTGCCCTGAAAGGTAGCGTTGGCGATCTCGCGCCCGATTGGGAGGGAACCAGAGGCGATATTGGCCGCATTAGTCGTATCGGTTGTGGCACTAGCGGCTAAACCTGATACAGAAGTTGCCGGGAGAGGAATCGGGACGCTGTTCGAAATCTCGTCTGCGAATGACGACGTGCAAAAGAGAGCCGCCAGAAGGGGGGCGAATATACCGCGCATCACTGCACCTTCCACGAGAAGAATGCGGTTGCTGAGGCCGTTTTCGTTAGACAAGCCGCCGAGCCTGCTGGTGTGGAAAACGCAACAGATATGCCTGTCGAATGATATGATGGCGGGTCGCCGCTTGCGCCTATATCTACGGTGGTATTGGCTCCAACAGATACGCATCTCACTGGCGTTACTGCGCCGTCTCCGGGAACCGTTGTCGAATTAAAGATCATCAAATTTCCTGCACTGGCTCCCGCAGTCACCTGAATGTCGTAACGCATTCCGGCGCTGCCCTTGATCGCATGACCTGATTCGACAGACGTTGAGGCTCCTTCGGCTATTCCTGCCGTCGATGCCGTCTGAGGCGTTGGATAGGTGCCTACAGGCGTGCTATAATTCGGCTGCGCCCCGTTGACATCGACAGGCTCTTCGAAATTGACCGTGCCGGGAGTTGCGGCAGACGGAGCCGCCTGCACAACGGTTTGATTGGTGTGCGTGGTGGCATCGGTGGCTGGTATCGGATTTGTCGAACTCGCGGGCTGCAATTTGCCCGAACCGTCCTGAGAGCCGATCTGGTCGGACGACCCCGGAGCAGTAGCGTTGTTTGTTCCTACGCTGGCAGACGAGAATGAGCCGCTTGCCGTGGTTGGAATGGGGCAAGATGAACTGAGTTGGCATTTGATGGCCGGATTGGACCCGTTCACGACCATAGGAATGACTTGCTGCTGCGCCGCCGCTTGCACAGCCATCATCCAGAAGGCACAGAAGGAGAGAATTAGCCGCTTCATCATGTCGCTTGCCTCAGTTTGGAACCGACCACACAAGATAGTCGGCGATGATGGAATCCCCGGTGGCAAATGTGCCCCACTGCGTCGTGAAGCCCTCCACCGTTCCGCCTATGGTCGTGGTGTCGAGTCCGGTGATGGGGATTGCGGTTGGCGTCAGAAACACATTCAGCAATACGCCTGCGGCATTTGTAATCCTAAGCATTCCCCAGCAATATGCGGTGGCACTCGTCCCTATTGTCAGGAATGTGCAATGACCTTCGATATTCCACGGAACTGCGGTAGCGTTTACCTTCAGGGTTGAAACTGTAGTTGATAGAAGCACCGGGCCACCAAACTTCCAGTTGAAAACAAGGCTGCCAGGACTTGCCGCTGACGAGTATTCTCCAGCCGCGTAGAAATCCATATTAGTTCCGACTACTGCGTAGTTCGCACCGAGGTCCGATCCTCCAACACCTGATCCAACCATAGAATTGTTTCCGCCAGCGGCGTTCGCTACGCCAACGGTCTGGATATAAAACTGCCCGAGAGGATGTCCCGGCGAGGTCGTATATGTTGGATAGGAAACCGGATTGTTTCCTGTGGGCTGCAGTGCCGCTTCGATATTGGCATTGACGTTGGCTTCCGTTCCCAAACCAAGTCCGTTATAGAAATTATTAGCGCCGTTCTGACTCGCGTTCGGCGTCGATTGAAAGATGATGCCGTAGTCGGACGGGGCGTTTTCTGAAAACGTGTATGAGTTATTGCGGCCTGCATCCTGTTTTATACCGGCCCCGAGAGATGACCCAGTGCCTACGATATTGCCGCTGAAGTTATTGTTTGCGTTTGTCGATCCGGGGGTTCCGGTAATACCCTCAAGATGTATCGCCGCATAGCCAGCGATCATATTGTTGAATGTGTTGTTGGCTGCGGTAACACCGGCAACGGACAGATTGGCAGTGCCGGCGACCGTTCCCCCGGTTATGGTCGGAAATGTCTCGCCGGTGCAGTTATTGTCCCCGAGTTGAAGCAAGTCGCCGGTTGCCGTAGTCCCGTCCTGCCCGGACTGCTCAAAGTGCGAATCCGTCAGAACAATGAGATGTGCATTGTCAGCCGCAGCGCATGACCGGATCACGACGCCGGGACCGAACGGATGGAATATACGCATGGCCCAAATGTGCAGATTGTTTGCCCCTGATGTTGACCCAACAGCCGCCAGATCGACCATCGGAATACCGTTCGTGCCTTGTGGGCTCGCACCGACCGTTCCCGGATCGCCGCCGTTCTCAAATCGTGTATTCGAGATGGCCGTTTCCAGCAAACTCCCGAATGGAGAACCGCTTGCATCACCCTCAACGCCAATGCTCCGTCCTCGCACATAGTACGTCTGATAGTTGTCTATCGTCACCCATTGGCATCGACCGGCGAACATAAGCCCGTTCTGGATCGTACTGGACGATCTCATGCCGATGATAGTGAACCCCGCAAACCGGCTTCCGGCCTTGTTGGGAAACGCATCGTCGGAATAGGTGAATGTGCCGCCCTGATTTTGCAGCGCGCCGTTATTCCCGCAATCGACAGCCTGAAAGAAATCGCCAGCCGTGTTTGGGATCAGAAAGATTGTCGATTGAAACTGTGCATCTCCAAGAACACAGCCATACCCGTTCACCGCCACATTCAACGGTTTGGTGAGATACTTTCCCGCCGGGAGATAGATGCAGTTCGGAGTGTGAGCAACGGAAAACGTGTTCTGCGTCGTCATGGCAGCCGTAAATGCCGCCGTGTTATCCGTTCCCCAACGCGCCGCAGCAGGCATTGTGTTACAGTTGACGGTTGCCCCGGTGCCGGAATCACTGGACGTAGTGGAATAGGCCGTTGACCCACTGCATGTCAGAGCGGAATAGAAGCCGGTACTTGTTTTCGCATAGACGTTATAAACGCCCATCACAACATTGAGCTTTACGCCCGTGAGCGCGCCGCAGTTGGATGCAGCCGTAACCGGCTCTTGGGTAATATCGGTCATACCTGCGGTGTAAACACCGGGTCGCGATATGGAATTGATGACAGAACCGGCACCCATGTTGCCGCTGCCGTTGAGCGTCACATTGGCTTGGAATAGTTGTCCCGCGAGTGCTGTTCCGGTCGTCCCGGTCAGAACGCATGTTGCGGATGCTGTCCCACCAGAACCGGCAACCGCGTCCGTAGCACTGACAGCCGTTATCGCATTGACGACGCCTTGCGCCTGATTGATCTGCGCACACCCTGCCCCGCATACGAGACTGAGCGTAGCCCCGATGGTGTAGCCGGTCCCTTGCACGGCAGGTTTCCCGAACGCTGTGACATGCGTGAGCGTGCCGCCTGTCGTAGGCGCATCCTGTAGTGCCATGACATGCGTGCTTGTGAAGCCCGTGAATTTCGTCACGAACGCATGGAAGGATGAACCGGCGTAGTCGATTGCCAGCGTTTGCCCGACGTTAGCGGCGGAGAATGTCTTGTTCGGGCAGGTAATGGATTTGACGCTTGCCGTCCATGTGCAGGTCGTGGAATCGTCTTCGTCACTTACCGCCCCGTAAACCGGAGCCTGTATATTGATCCAGTTGAATACCGCATTGAGAGGCGTAGGAACCGCCTGCCAATTCGATACGCCGTCACAAATGACTTTCGTACTGCCGAAATTGGCCTGCACTGGAGCCTGAGCAACGCCGAAGATAGTATTTCCTCCAGCGGCTACTATATTGATAGGATACGTCCCTGCCGTTCCGATCTCGTCCGCGACGACTATGCTGTAGCCTTTTGTGCCCGCGTTGCAGGTGTAGAGAGTTTCTGTCTTCGCTCCGGTCGAGGCACTGTCCCAGAAGATAATGCCGTCCGCAGTGATGCCGGAATCCGTCGTGCCGGTTACGATCTGGCGAGCATTGAGAATTGCCCCGCCACCCCCAGCAGGAGGCAACGGATAGCATGTTCCATTGATGCAGAGCTGCATTCCCGGTGTAGCTTCGTTCACGCCCTGTAGCGTGATCTGACCGATGGAATCCGTGACGCCGAAGCATAATTCTACATATGGCTGCGTGATGGGGTGAGAGTTCTGGCAGAAGCCGGTGACGGAATTGTTTGTGACACCTACGCCGGTCAGAATGCCATTTGTGGGCGGGCCTGCATCGCCGATGACGCCGTTAAATTCCCAAACCGGAGGATGCCCTATAGTGACATCCCCCGTCTGAGCCACTTGCCCATCAGCCGCGAGGCTTACGAGCAGGCACAACAATCCGGCAAGAAACGCCCAGCCCCGGAACATACTATTTTCTCCTGACCCATTCGATCGCAAGCACGAATGCCCCGAACAGCGTCACCCCGATAAGCTGAGTGACGGTCGGCGAGGGGAGAACCGACCGCCACAACAGCCACGCCGACAGCAGAGCAGCCGCCGTGAACAGGTGAGATAGAGCCGTGATAAACCGCTTGCCCACGACCACGAGAGACAGCATCAGGATTTGCATGGCCTTCTCGGTGTCCGTGTTGATCTTCGGGTTTGGAGGAAGCTCCTGAGCCTCTTCTTCCCCAACGATCTTGAACGATTTGGCCGTCATTGTGATGTCTCCCTCGGTGTTCCGTTGACGCGGTTGCGGAAATTGGCAAACGACGGAGCGTCGTTGTCATCATCCGGAGTTTTCATTTTGATCTTCTCGCTCCCCAAGCAGAACCCGCCAGCGATTTTTAGGACTTCAAGCCGGTCCTCTATCGTCACGCCTTCCTCAAGCGCCTGATCGATTAATTTCTGCGCGAGTTTGGCGCACGAGCCAGTGAGAGCGGATTTCTTGGTCATGGAGTAGCTCCCGCAAGCTGACCAACTACATCACGGGCAGAGCGCGGTTGCAGGACGTTTGCTGCCGAAGCTGCCGGATAAATCTTCTGCGCGCCACTCGCGGCGCTCACTTGCGGCTTGGCACCTCTGCGCACCAATTCTGATGCAAGACGAGCGTTTCTCTCCGTCATGGCCGTTGCAGCCAATCTGCCAGCCTCTCCGATAGCAGGAACGGCCAACATTCCGACCGGGCCGCCAACCGCATATCCTCCACCACTGCTGAGACCGAGAGACACAATCCCGTGCGGAGCCAGTTTTCCGATCATGCGAAGCGCGTTCGTAATAGGACCGCCCTTCGCGACCTGTTTGATGGCTTCACGTTCCTCGGGAGTAAACCGCGACATGGCCCGGTCGTTGTTGACTATCTTGCGGAATTGCACCCGCAAGGCATTCTCGACCCCGGATTGGCTGAATTGGCTCGCGTTCGTTTTTGCCTTCTCAATAGCGCCTTCGATGATTTCGCCCTTGCTGGCACGCTTCCATGCGTCACGAGCAGTATGCAGAGCGTCAATCGCCGCGTTGTCTTTCGTGCCCGTCAGATGTTGCGGTCCAAGATTGTCAACGAAGTCGTCAATATGATCCTTGACGACGCGCGCCATCGTCCTGTCTGCCTTTTCACTAGCTCCTGCCGCGTGACCAGCAATACGCCTGAGCACATCAATGTCTTGAAGAGATTTCGGGTTCTTGTCTTCAGCCATTGCCTTGATTTCATTTACGGCAACATCCGTCTTTGGCATCAGCTTTTCGTGAAAGCCTTTCTTCGCCAAGTCTGCCGCGATGGTGCCATGAAGGCTCTTGATCGCATGAGGCTCAATCTGCATTCCAGAGCTGTCGGCAATCGTGTACGCCTTGCGGGCTGCGGTTTTCAGAGCATCCACGGTTGGCACAGCGGCGGATGCTGGCGCTGCCAATGACACGCCTTTTTCGGGGGCTATTGCAGACAAATCGCCCATGAGCTGATTTTCAGTATCGGATTGACTTGGCAGTTTACTTTTGTCGATACCAGGCAATGCGCCAATAGCTGCACGCTCCCCGGCTGCCACCGCTTTGACAGGCCCCGCTTTGATCGCTCCAGCTATCGGAGAAATTACAAGGTTGAACGCATCAATAGGCAGGCTTCCAGCCGCTACCGTCTGGCGATAATCGTCCTTCAGTTTGTTCCAGAAATCCTCGTTAATGTAATTCTTGTTCGGCATCGTCGTTTCGAAATCGGTTCTGAGCTTGTTCCACGCGCCCTCTATCTCTCCGCCGAACGTGTTGAGCATGTCCTGCCCTACGGAATCGGCGGTGGATGATAACTTTGGAGAATCCTGCTGCCCGACCTGAGACAGCTTCATTGTCTTTTGATCTGATTGCGGAGCCCCGCCGATTTCGGACAATTTCATTGCACTGGCTCCACGTCAGGGTCTGACGGGTCGTTAGGATCAATACTCTTGACCCGATACTGCTTGCCATCCGATCCAGTTAGAACCTGCCCAACGGTATATTGCTCCTGAGCCTGATTGCCGCCCGACATTCCACCGCTTGTCGTGGACTTCAACTGATAGCCAATCGCGTCCTCGAATGTCTTGAGGCGGAAATGGCCTTCTTCCGTCATGGCTTTTGCAACGCCGTTCTTCGGGTCCAAGAAAGACGACCGCGTCATGTTGACATTGGCCCACTGTTGGGCCTCTGCCTGAGCTCCCGCATGTAATTGTGCCACAGATGCCTGACCGCCAGACAGAATGCGAGCCGATTCAGTGGCAGTCGCGGCCATGTGATAGAACAGACTTGAGTACGCCGGGTTACCCGTCCATTTCTGCTCACCGCGCGCAATCGCGTTGATGATCGGTGAAATATCGCTGGACGGCAGTTTCTTCATGTCCTCTTTGGTCTGCTCGATGTTGTAATCAAGCTGAGACACGGCTTGCCGAGTGGCACCTAGCATCGTGAAAAGTTGTCCGACCGAACGCTTGCCGCTCTGATACTCGACGGTCCTATTTGCCAACTCCTGACCGGCTTCAGTCGCGGACATGCCGGGGGTTTGTTTGCGGATGAGTTCTATCGCGTCGTGCCGCGCCTGTTGACGCTGCTGAATAGCAGCCCCTCCCCACCCAGGAACGACTTGGCTTAACGGCATTCCACTTGCTGCCATTGCGCCCATCGACTGACGGTCCTCCGGTGTCATGGAGGATAGCTGTGCTGACATATTGGCTTGGCCCCAGAGGCCCGCCGTTTCCTGCGCATTCGGCTTGCGCTTGTTCTGTTGCTCGAATTCCTTGATCGACTGATGGAATATGTCGAACGGCACCATCTTGGTCTGCAATTCCTTGTATTTCAGGCCAAGTTCGGAGCGGCTGATTGCAAGCTGCTCGCGGTCTTTAATGAGACCGGCTTCTGATAGCGCCGCCGCTTTCTCATCGCCGTATTTTGCCGACAGCATCTTGTACGTCGCTTCGGCAAGGGCTGGCTTCTCGATAGCAAGATCGGCGGCTACCTTCCAGTCCTGCATTTCCATCTCGTGACGCTTGATCGCGAGATCGGAATTCTCCTTGAAGGCATCGTAGGCGCGGTTGTATGCGTCGGAATCGCCTTTCTGTATCGCCTTCATGGCTTCCGCGGCGCCGTTCAAACCATTGATGAGCGGCTGATGGGTGAAGGCAGAGGCAATGAGCGCAAATGCAGAGGCGACTGAGCCGAATTGCTGCATCATCGGCGTGGTGTATTTAGCCCCCTCTGCCTGAGCATCCCACGGCTTGAGCATTGCATCGTGGTCAACGCCTTTCAGCTTCTGCTGAACGTCGGAGATGGTCTGCTTGGCTTCGGCAGAGCTGGTCTCGAATTCATTTTCTGCGCCCTTGAGAGCCGGATCGGTTTCCTGTTTCTTCTCGATCGCCTGATAACGATTGGTCGCGCCCTGCAACGTCGAGATGTTCGGCCCAGCAGGATTGCCGCCCGACATATCAGACACGACGTTTTGAGCGGTTGCCATTCTAGTGGCCTGTAGGATTCATATAGAGCCGAATACCACCGTCGTTTGCACTGCTGCCAAGGCTTGACGCAAAGTTTCCTATCGCTGCTCCGGTTGCGGCATCCTGAGCCTGATTGATACCGACGATGCGCGCCAGCAATTCAGATGCGAGACCAGATTCCTGAATGCCGGAATTGAGCAGCTGTGAGGCAATTTGGTATTGCGCTTCGACGGCCTGAACGTCCGAATTTGCGAGGTCTTGCGTCTCCGCCGTCGAGCCCGACATTCCGAGTTGACCATACTTGGCCCGTATCTGAGCCTTCGCCGCTTCTTTTGCCTGATTGACTGCGGCCTGAGCGCCGGCAGGGAGGGTATTGTTATTGACGTAGGAGCTGAGAGCCTGCCCTTGTTTCTGAAGCTGGCCTGCTTCGTTCGTGAGCGTACCAAGGCCCTGCACATTGCCCTGATTCATGATATCGTAGCCGAGACCCAACGCGCTTAGGACAGCCCCCGGATTTGATTTCAGAACATCACCGAACGAGCTCAGAGATGGATTGCTCAGGAATGCGTCTCCAGACGTAGGCTTTGCAGCAGCGGCCGCTGTTTGCGCCACGGACGGAGTTGCCGTTGCAGCCGGTGCCGTACCAGGGGCTACAGCCTGTCCCGGCAATCCGGGAACTGCCGGCGAAGAAGCCCCTCCACCGAGAGACGAAAGCACGCCCGTAGCCGTGGGATCGGTCGGGGGTGCAATAGCCCCAAGTCCGGGAGCGATACCAGCCGCCCCAGCGCCCGCAGGAGCAGCCCCTATGGCCCCGCTGGCGACCGGAGCCGTTGCCGTGGGAGCAATGCTCGTAGCGCCAGCCGGAATGGCTGTGGAGGCCCCTGCCGCGGGTGCCGAAGCACCCCCAGCCGCGCCACCTGCTGCCCCTCCCGCTGCATCCGTGCCGCCAAGGCCCAATGCGCCAGAAACAGGCCCCGCCAGTCCACTGACAAGCCCGCCAGTGCCGAATCCGATGCCCGCTGCCGTGAGCGGGTTTCCACCCGTCAAAGCCGCTTCGCCTGCCCCGAGCGCCGCGCCTTCGATGCCACCAGCCAATCCGGTCCCGAGCGCCGTAGTCGCCCCAGCCCCGATAAGCCCTCCCCCTGCCGCTGCCGCAGTGCCCCCCGCCGCCGCTGCCGTTCCTACACCAGAACTGACAAGCAAAGACGCAATGCTCGCGCCCAACGCTTCGGTGATACCGAACGAACACAGCAACGGATTTTCGTGCCCGCGATCCGGTTCAAGCCCGAGAATGTCTCTCTGCATCACGCGCATAATTGAACCTCGATATCTCCGTCACGGATTGTCAGAAGACCGATATCCATCTTCACGCATGGAGGATCGACGGAAATCAGGTGGATGATCGGATGACGCGCGCATACGGCCCAGCGATTGTACCAGAGTGTTGATTTCTGCACCTGTCCGGCCATCGCCATCTCGACCGATGCCCCTACGTAGCGGTTATGGGTGTCATCGTTTTCGTGCGGATGATCGGTGATGCCAAGACGTATCGCTTCTTCATTCAGCCTGCGATGAAACCAGCGCCCGGTGTCCTCTACATCCTCCGCAGCCTTGATCCAGTCCTGAATCCTGAAGCTGTAGATGTCCATCGGCATTTTCTGCCCACGCCAGACACATCCGTCGTCAACGCTGAATTCGTGCGACATACCTGCTTTGATCGCCAAACCTCTTGCGCCCAAATGCTCGCGAGGAATACGCGTCGTGATTTCAAAGCAATCGGTTTTCGTGAACATATGGCGGGCACATGCCAAAACCATGTCGATTGCCCATTGCCCGCGGCCTGATTTTCTGACCTGCGAGTGGCACTCATAACAGCCGGCCATAATCTTGAAGAACATCACCCCGCCATGCTCTCCCATGAGAAGAACATTATCGGGATTCTCGACTGATCCTCGAACGTCCAGGTTGCCGAGCGTCAAATCGGCAACGTCCGGCCTGACTTCGGGATCGTTCAAGACCTCGTTCAGCCTATCCGCGTCGAAGATGCGCTCAACTGTCACTTGTCATGTCCCAGAAGGCCACGTTGCGGGTTCTGATTTTTGGCGCTCCGAAGACTTCCTGAATCATCGGGCGCGGTATGTCCGTGAATTCCCCGAGTACGATTTCCTTTGCGCCCATCCCAAGAGCCCACCGCTTCACGTCGGCATAGAGATTGACCGTGACCGGCAACTGTCCATCTTGCGAGACGCAGAAGATGACCCTGACCTTTGGCCTCGGGTCCAGCGGGTCGTTTGTCCTGTCCGCGAGAATCACTCCGCCGCCATTGCGAAGGAACATATAATCGCCGCTGTCCATCACGCCCTTGAGCCAGCCAAAAGCGGTACGCTCCGCCATCCACGTCCATCGAGCCCTGAGACGGGACAGAAGCCAGATACCGATTGCGTCGAAGTCCGGGGGAATAAACCGATGGGAGAGTACCCCGCCTTCGTCCGTTTCGTCCTGTATCTGTGCCAGAGCCATCATCCTATCCCCGTCTTGAGTGCCCACTGGAAATGCTCTTGGGCTTGAAGCATGATCCACACCGCACGCTGTTCGGCATTCTGCCAATCTACATCAACAAGGTCTTGCCCAACCACGCCTAGCGCGGCATTTGCGTCATTGTGCATTGTTTGATGCTGATATCCCCACGTTCCCATGTCTTGCAAATTCATCGGGTCCAATGGGTAGAGCGGTAGATTGATATTCTTCTGCCTCTGTATCGCTTCGATCGTGGTGCGGTGATGGTCCATGTGTGCGAACGACCACTGCAACAGCGTCTCGTCTGTCTCCGGGATGTTATAGAGCGAAGCGATGGGCATATCAGGTGTTTCCGATGACCGCCGCCGCGTAAGTACCGGACGGGGGCACAAGAGTTACGGACGTAACATTCAGCATTCGTATCGTGACGATATTTGCCCCGCTCACAAAGGCGTTGAAGGCCAATCCAACCGTAGGCGCTGAAGGTGGAGACGAAATGACAACATCCCCGATGCTGCACCCGGCCACCGTCATTGTCTGATCGCTGCTCGAGTTCGCTGCCACCGCTCCGTATGCGAGAGACACGCTCGCCATGAGCATACGGGTTATCACGGCTCCGCTCGCCACCTGATATGACCCTAGCTTTCCGAGGCCGGATACCGTGGAGGTCGTGACCGTGGCCGATGTTCCGATCAACCCAGAACCAGTGATATTCCCGCTCGCGTTGACGCTAGCGAGCGTGGACGTGCCGGAAATTGTCGCCCCTGCCGATTTGATAGGTCCGGATAGCGTGATAGTTGTGCCAACCAACGCGCCTGAGAGCGTTCCGCCGCCAAGGGGAAGGAATGACCCCACAACCACGGCACTGAGCAGATGAAACCCGCCCGCTCCGGTATTGAGCGTCGAATCATACATCAGCGTAAATAATGTGTTCTGGACGATCTGCCCGGATGATACCGCTACAGGCCCAGACGGCGTATCGACATACACATTCAGAGGGCCAAGAGAATTCACATTAGCCGTAACCGCACCTGAGTTTGTGTTCGCCGCAACGCCAGTGAATTGCATGTAGTTGGCGAGGACTGCTACGGTAGGGGTATTTGCAGCGGGAGCGAGCGCCAGAGTGTTCGTCCCCGTGACCGCGCACGGTATTGGCGTCAATGCTCCAAGCGCATTGAAATTTTGATCCAGTTGCGAGAGCGTGACTGTTGACAGGCTTGCGAACGTGACGGGTAAGGCCATGTTATCCTCGGTAGTTCCAATTATCGGCCTCAACGGCGAGAGATATCACCGTCATGTCCGCTGCGTTTGTCGTAAGCGTTAGACCTACCAACGCGCCTTGCTGCCCTACCGCAGTCGGCTGCATGACCACAATCCCCACGCCTGAATTCGTCCAAAGGACATTTGTGTTTCCGATAGCGTTTGCCCATGTCACCACGACTGCCAGCGCATTCACCCATCCGACAAGAGGTCCACCAACCCCTATCGGGCTGGACGATGCGCCGTTCTCATTGTCAACACTGATGCTAAGGCTGGAACCTGCCAGACTGCGGAAATAGAACAGCCCCCACAACCGGCTATCGGTCTTGTTGAACATATAGCCGTTCGGCTTGTCCCAAAGCTTTGACTGCACGACCTTGTTGAAGCCGGTCGATGGCTTCTGGAATAGCGGATAGATATGCGTTCCGTCTGTTCCCCACGCTGTCAACACGGAATTCAATTCTTGCGAGGCTACGAACGTAAGTGGCACGTCTTGTTGAGACGAAAACCATTTCTTGCCGTTCCACATGAAAAGCTTGTTGACCGTCTGTCCTGAGATAATATCCACCACAGGCAGCAGAAGCATGAACACGCGCTTGCCGTAGATGATGGCCTTGGCAGAGCTTGGAATGAAGCCGCCGAAGTTGAACACCGTGTTATAGATGCCGTCCAAGTCCTCCGATATTTTAGTCACCGCGCCGCCGTAGCTCACATGTACGCCGAATGAATTGGCGAACAGGATGTTTCTGTTGAACACCTGCACCGTGTACGGCCACGACGTTCCTACTTCCGGGTCTGCGTTCTGATTGTTGAATGTCGTGGTTGGAGGAACACCGCTCGTTGTCACCCCAGAGATGTAATTCTCGGAGCTATCCGCGAGGATATACAGAAATCCGTTCGTCTGCCTGAGAACGGTGTAACTATTCCGAAGGAATGAATCCGTTGCTTGTATCGTTCCTCCGCCATCCGAGGTCGCGAAGTCCTGCAACGAGTCCGCAGCCGTAAAGCTAATCTTGTTCCCGTTCGCTACCCATGCGCGGCTTACATAGGTCTCCGCCCATGTGCCTTGGATACCGAACGGCATGATCGTGATATCTCCTTCCGCGGCGTTATTACCGCCGGAGAATTTTACTAGCGCCTTCGTGTATCCCTGCCCACCATCCTTGACGACAATTCCAGTAATCTGTCCCGAGCTATTGATTTGAACGATGAAACTCCCACCCGTGCCATCTCCAATGAGGCTCACGGTCGGAGGCGTGACATATCCAGTGCCGGGATCGGTGACGTTGATGGCTGTGATTACGCCCTCGAATATGCTGACGGCGAAAGTTGCGGTTGAGGTCGGATTGCCGACATTGTGCAGTTGAATGGTAGGTGCCGACGTGTAGCCAGTTCCGGGGCTTAGAACCGTGATGCTCTGAATTATATTATTGGCCCCGCCGTCAGGGACTAATCCCATGACCAGCAATTCAGCCCCGGTTCCGCCTCCACCTACTGCCGTCGCACTCGTGCCAAACGCATATCCGCCGCCGCCATTGAGCACCGCTACTGTCTGAATCCCGCCGCCCGGACCAATCGTAGCCGTGGCTCTTGCTGTATTGTCGGAACCGCCGCCCTGAATTACGAGATTCACGAAGTCGTTTATGCCGTAACCGCCGCCCGTCAAGCCTACGTCAATCTCCTGAATCACGTCATTGTTGAGGATGGCATTGAATGTGGCCCCCGAACCGCCACCCGTAGTCTCAACGATAAATGTTGGCTGGCTGGTATAATTCAGGCCAGAGTTGGTGACGTTGACGAGCGCCCCGATGGTGCCGGCCCTGAAAAGCACTCCTCCGTTCCATATGAAATAGCCGTTCGTCTGATTGGCGACGATCAGGATAAACTGATTGCCCCACTGACTGACGCCAACATTCTGCTGCGATGGTGAAAGAATCGTTCCAGCCGCCGCAATCTGAAACGCAAACCCGGACTGAATGTTGACCTGTACGATAGAGCCGTCGCTAAGAAACACGATGCAAACCGGCGCCGTTCCGATATTCGCAAACGCAAAGCATACAATCGTCACGCCCGCAGGAGACGTGTAGATTGATGGTCCAACTCCGGGAAGTGTGCGAAGGTTATTCTTCCCCAACGGCATGAAGCCGTCCATCCACGAGCATTCATCGTCTGCAATCCCCGGCCTCGATGCGTTCGTGTTGAGACCGGCGAACGTATCGAAGATGATCGGGTTCGTTCCCCGAGGCGCGATCTGCTGCTCGTTTGGTGGTTCGGCTTTGATGGTGGATTGGACTTGCATCTAGGCACTATGATTGGCTAAATGCCGCGATGTATAAGGCGAGAATAAAGCCGTTGCCGTCTCCATGTTTGTATTGCGGAGGCACGTTTCAGCCATGCCGCAAAGGCAATGTGTTATGCTCCCCAAAATGCTCCACGGCCTATTGGGAAAATAACAACGCAGGACGCCAGCACATACCAAAAACATGGCAACTGATTGAAAGAGAGTGCTGTTTCTGTGGGGAGACGTTCTTTCCACGAGCTGTTCAAGCCAAGTCGTGTTCTCGGAAGTGCGCGAGTCGGCATCATTACCAGACACACCGGACGGAATGTTTGGCGAAAGCCAAAAGGATGAGACTGAAACACATAGATAGTTACAAGGATAGAGACAGGGTGCGCCACGAGAGACACAGGTCCGACCGCTGTACCGATATAAGAAGGAATGCACAGATGCGAAGAAAGCGTTATCCATGGCACGCCCTTTTGGCTGGAGCCAAGGCCCGCTCTAAGAAAGACGGTATCACATTTGATCTGACAGCGGCATGGGCCAAGTCAGTATGGACAGGACGATGCTCACTTACCGGCATTTCGTTTAAGACAGAATACCGAAGTGGCCCTAGCATGTTTTCTCCAAGCATCGATAAGATTGAGCCCATGCTCGGATATGTGCAATCCAACTGCCGTTTTGTCCTATGGGCGGTAAATGCAATGAAAAACACCGGCACAGATGACGATATGTATCTCATTGCCTCATTGCTGTTGAAGCATAGGGTCATATCACGACACCATAAGAGCAGTGCATCAACATCTGAACAAGCCCCATCCCAGCTAGTAGTGGGATAGCCCATCTGCCGTAAGGATTTGAAGCCCTAGAAGGCATCGCTCCGGCAGAACTAACGTGTAACTCCTTCTCAAATATCTCCAAGAATGACCGGGCAGAATTATGGTTCTGTAGCTCCAACATCGCCAAAAAACACGCATAGAATGGCACAGTGTCAGTCCACGGCGATGGTATTACTTCCGTATCAGTATCGGTTTTGAGATTGGCGGGCACACATAAACAGTCCCATTCCATTTGGTAAGCGGCATTTGGGAGAGGATACATCGCGAACGATCCAGAAGTCCCAACCCCATACTGAGTACCAAACGTCGGAATCCATTGATAAGTGCCTTGCGCAAATTGTCTTATGCGTGCCTGATAAACTGAGAAACTGTACATCGGCAATGAATAACGATAATTACTAAACAGTATGCTCACACTAATCACCTTGTAAACCGCGAGCATACCCGGATTGGCGCTCAAATTCACGAGGCTGAACGGATAGACCTCCTGCCCCTGCAAAAGCTGGTTGATGAACGACATATTCGGAGTAGCTGTTGCGCCCGTGCCAGTCGAATCCGTTATCGTGATCTGCGGTTGATAGTAGCCATATCCACCGAATTGAATGTTGATGGCTGAGATTGTTCCAGCACTCACTGTCGCAATCGCCGTCGCCTGCTTTCCGTTAGGATACGGCAGCGTTCCGCTTGGAAAATCCGGCGGCGTGATGACGACGGTCGGTGCCGTATATCCACTACCCGGATTGGTCACGGAGACGGTAACGATCTGCCCTGAAATCGGCGTGAGAGACCGCACGCATTGAGTGCGCTGCGCGATCTCGCGTCGAGCGCGATTGATATAGACCATCAACGACGCAGGGTCCAACAGCTCCTGTTTTTTGTCGCGGAGAAGTCGCTGCGTCATTTGGAGATATTCGTTCAACATCTCAACCTACCGCCTGCGCAGGAGGTTTGCGGCTTATCTGACCAAGCTGATTGGGCCGCGTGACGTTCGGCTGCTGCTCGAAATGATGAGGCAGAACGGCAGACGTGGACATTTTGCGCGCTCTAGTCGTGAACATCTCATAGAGAGCGTACATTCTCTGCGCATCGTCGCCACGCTGGTTTTCCAGATAGGCCAGATACGCGGCAAAATATGGCACTGCGTCCGTCCAAGGGTACGGTATCGCTTCGGCAGTCGTATCGTCTGTCAGATTGACCGGCATACAGGACGTATCCACCGTTGCCGTGTAATTGGTATCAGGAATATTGGAGAAGTAGAGAGACCCGTTTACACCCTGCCCGAATTGAGACCATGACGTAGGGATTGATTGTGTCGGGACCGGATTGTTAAGATGGTAGAGAACAAACCATTCCCACGGGTCGTTTTTGATTAGCGTCTGCCCGCTGGCTACCGCAATCAAAACCATGCGGGCATTGTATGGCCCTTGCACACCGGCAGTACCCGACACATTGATAGCCGAGAACGGATAGCTATTCACGCCCTGAGTGAGTGCGAGAGTGCCAAGCACCCGCACGCATTCACCCTCGCCGGCCACCTGCTTGCGAGCGGTGTTGATATAGACCTGAATATCGCCTGTGTTGACGAGTTGCTGCCGCATGTCTCCAACAAGGCGTTCGACGTTCTGCATGTAATCAAACAGGTTCGTCATTGCCGACCCGTGAATGCCGCTTGCGGTTGAGCCGGTGGAGGAACTGGAGACGGAGGCGTTGGGTACTGAGGATGCTGATAGGGCAGAACGCCCGGCGTCGAGAACATGCGGGCTCGAGCCGCAAATTCCTGATAGCGCTGGTACATGAACGCCGCTTCTTCCTGCCGCTGCGTGGACATATAGCTGAAATACAGCGCGTAGAACGGCACTGCATCTGTCCACGGATAGGGAATGGCCTCAACGGTCGTGTCATCCACCAACGCAATAGGCAGACATGCGGTGTCGAGAGATAGCGTCGTGTTGCTCATGGGAATTGGATTGAGATACAGGCTCCCAAGTTGGCCCTGAGCGTACTGCGTCCATTGAATAGGGGTGCCAACCGGAATCGTGGTAGCGCAGAGAAAATACCTGTTGAACCATTCCCACGGCCAGAAATTCAGGAACGATTGACCGCCGCTACCGTTAGACGCGGAAATCATGCGGACATTGAGAACCGATGACACGCCGCTTACGGATGAGACCGTGATATTCGAAAATGGATAAGTCTGGACGTTGCCGAGAGTTATGAGCGTACCCATGACGCGCACGCATTGGCCCTCCGCCGCAATCTGACCACGCGCCTTATTGATGAATGACGTGAGAATACCAGGATTTACGATCTGCTGCTTGAGATCGGCAAGGATTTGCTGGCAGTCTTTCTGGTATGAATAGAGCATCACGCACCAGCCGCTTGCTGCTGAGGCTTGGTAGCCGATGCAGGAGAAACAATATCGCCCGATTGCTCGTACTGGTATGGAAGAACGCTCGCCGTTGACATCAGTCGAGCACGCTTCACGAATTCCTTATAGAGTTCGTACATTCGCAGCGCATCGGCCTGTCTGTTCGCGCTCTGCGCCGAGAGAAACGCCAGATATGCCGCATAGTAGCAAATAGCATCCGTCCACGGGAACGGGATCGCCTCGGTAGTGGAATCGTCCACAAGGTCAATCGGATAGCAAACCGTGTCGAATGTTACCGTTGAGACGCTGGCAGGGATCGGGCTGAAAAAAACCGTTCCGTTTACACCCTGAGAGTATTGAGACCAGATGGTAGGTGTGCCTGTCGGAGCTAATATTTGTGGGATATAGTAGGTGTTGAAATACTCCCACGGCCATGTATCGAGACGGGCTATTCCATTCGTCACCGGAATCGTTGCCATGCGGACGTTGAGGACGCCCTGCACCCCAACCGTCGAGATTGAAATGCTCGTGAATGGATAGCTCTGGGTGTTCGCCGCAAGCGTCAGAAGCCCGAGTGCTCGGATGCACTCGCTTTCCCCGGCGAGTTGGCCCCGAGCCGTGTTGATCCACGAGGTAAGCGCGACCGTGCCGTAAAGCGTGGTCGGCGCCTGCGGGAGTTGCAGTAGTTGTTCGGTCTGCGTGAGGTATTTTGCGAGCAACTTTACCGTTCCTGCTTTTTACAGGAGCGGCAAGCGATACACTCCTGCCGATGAAAACTCCGCCATCATCCGGCTATTAGGGCGCCGGCTGAATTTTTACCGTTGCCGTCGTAGTGCCCTGCGTGATGGTGACGCCAGCAACTGTGGTAGGGGTTGCGAGTCCAAGAATGACGCCGTTTCCGGTTCCAGCGAACAAGCCGCTGTCGTACACCGCACCAACTGTCGTGGTTGTGGCACCGGCAGTTATGCCAATGGACGCATTCCGCGGACGATATCCGGTCATCTGGATTGCCGGGTTGGTGTAAGCCGGCGTTCCTGCCGGCTGCCCGCCGAATACGATCAGGTCGGACGGATTGGTGTATCCTGCACCTGCCGAAACCGTAGCCGTCAGGACCGTCGAGAGCGTCACGCAGACCACAGAGGCTGAAGTTCCAGCCCCTGCGATGGTAAGGGTTGGGAGCGTGGCTGTGGGAACACCTGGGTTCGTACACAGGACCGCAGAGATCGCGCCCGCCAAGGTCGTGCTGGCGTTGAGCGCCATGACCACGGTCGCCTGCGTGATGCCTGCGTTCAGGTTCGGGTCGAACGGGTGAGGCACAATGACCGGGGTAGGGACTGACGTGTAGCCAGCTCCTACATTGGTCAGGGTGACGCCTGAGATCGTCCCGCTCGATAGTGTAGCAATGGCCGTAGCAGGGACGCCCGGAGACGGAGGCGGCGGAATGAATACCAGAGGTGCTACACCGTAGTTGCCGCCGTTTGCCGACATGGACACGACCGAGAGCATCCCGCCCACGATCGGCTGCCATGTGGAATTGCCGGACGAAGGCGTGACGGTCGTAGTCGCCTGCACATAGGACGATCCACCCGCCACCACGATTGAGGCAACAGGGCACCCGGTCAGATTGGCAAGGCGGACATTAAAGCCATCACTTTTGACGTACATGTGAGGGCTTCGGCCCGATTCAAAGCCAGACCAGGTGTTTGTAATCGGGTCATAATACTGAAGAACAGCTATGCTGCCAGCTTCGACAAACCAGTTGCCTGCTGGAAGCACGACTGCATCGCCGCCTGTGAGCGTGATAAGGTTCGACGGATCGTCGGCTGGCGCATTATAGAGCTGGGAAGGATAGAGGTTCTGCGGGGTTTGCAGGCCAATCCCCGGACCACTCAACGGACCTGGCATATCGTGTTGCTCCTAGAATGCGTTGCCGCCGAAGCCGTACACCCATGCTCCGGACGATGATTTCGCGCTGATGAGGTCGTAACCGAGAACCACGACGCCTTGCTGCCCGATCTGACCGAGCGGCACGAGGCTGTAGAAACCGGAGAAATCGAACGCTGCATCCTCGCTCATATACAGCGACGTGTATTTGATGTTAGGCGCGAACAGACTTCCGGCAGGGCAGAAGTGATCCTGGAATATCGGGATGCCGGACACGTTCAGGTTCGGGAAGCTGGACCGCACCTGCGTATCCATCGTGTAGTTGCGACCCGGCTGGACGTACTGGTTTTCATTCCCGACAAAATCGACGTTGAGCGTTGCGAAGTCTGCTGGGTTCATAACCACGAACGTAGGCGCTTCGCCGCCTGCCTTGTCCGTGATATAGTTGAGCAACGTCGCCATCGAGTTGCGCTTCCACCCGATAGTCGCCGTGGAATAATTCGTGTTCCATGTTCCAGTGCCCGCGTTGATATACTGCCCTTGGAACGCGGAGTTTCCTGCCGCCAGACGGCTGATGCCGCCATAGGTTGGGAAGTTGGTGCCGTTGTCGAATGCGGACTGGAAGCTGTCAGGGAACAGAGCGTTCGCGGAATTGTTCGTGAATAGCAACCGCGCTACATTCTGCCGCGTTGTCGCATAGGCGTCGTTCATGCGGGCTTTCAGGATCGAGATTTCCCGTTCCGTCGCCTGTAGAATCGTCTCGCCGAATGGAAGCGGGATCGGCACAACCCAATACGCCAGATTCCATTGGCCGTTTTGAATCCCCGGCGTGATGACAGGTGAATTAAATCCGCCCCCGTAGCCGGTAAACTGGCCCTGAACCATCGACTGTCCCTGCATCGGGATAGTCACCTGATTCACACCGCCAGCCGCGCGCTGCGCATTGCCCATCAGATAGAACAATGAGGGCGATGCGAAGTAAATTTGCACAAATAATCTTGAGACGAAAGCGCGACGTGTAGCAGCCGTCAGTTCCGTGTAAAGTGAGCCTGTTGGGACGACACCAGTGCCGGATACGGGCATTTCAATATGCTCCTAGATTACCGTCTCGGCATGGCGCCGCGTACATCGGCGATGGCCTTGCGGGCTTCGGCGTCCACGATGGAGTCGTTCTGGCCCTGTGATTCGAGCAGCTTCTTCATGAAGTCGTTCTCGCCCTCCTTCGGCACTTCGAACATATCGAAGCGGCCAATGCCGGACGGATGTACGACTTCTGGATCGGGATGGAGTTTCCTGTAGAGGGCCGCCGCTGCTTCCATGTCCGGGATGCCGCGCTCTTTCGCCAGCGTCTCGATGTTGGCGATGCCCTCGTTGCTCCAGCCTTCGTCGGCGAGCGAGGTTTTCTGTTTGTCCCATTCGGACTGGAATTTGTTGGCCTTTTCGGAAGCCTCGCGCTCTGCCTTTTCGGCGGCGCGCGCTTCGCGATCGGCCTTCATCTCCTCGCGGATTTTGCCGAGTTCGTCCTGCAGCGGCTTCGCAGCATCGATTTCCGGGATAGCTTCGTTCGGGCGAACAATCTTCTTCGCCTTCAGAAGCAACTCGCGAGCTTCCTTGTTGCCGAGCGTGTCGGCAAAGAGCTTCGTCACCTGCTGTTGGGCGACGTACTCTGCCTCGTCAACTTCGATCTTTGGCATCTCTTAGGACTTCGAGTCGGCGTTCGGGACGTGATCGATTCCCATATATTCGGACTTCGACTGCGCCGGGAGATGCGATTTCCGCCCTCCGATGTCCTGCTGTTCCATGTCAACGCGGACAATTTTTGCATCGCTCTTTGGAACGGACTTTATGGCACTCTGAAAGATATTCTGGGCCATCTGATTCTCCTACGCCGCCGCCTGTTGAGGCATTGGCTGTGCTTGGGGCTGTGGAGGTTGCTGAGGTTTCTGCGCCATGCCCTGCATCTGCGCGCGCTTCAGCATGAGATTCTGCAACTGATTGTTCTGTGCCGCCTGATTGACGGAACCGGGCGGGATGTGCTTGGCAAGCCGTTTCAGACTGTCCAAGGCATCCTGTCCGGGTTCCGTACTAGCCCCGAGTAGAGGCACAAGCTTTTCCAGAATGCTGACGACCATCGCCAGCCCCGCAATCCCTTGGGCTTGATAACCCGAGTTCTGCGTTGGACCCGTCGCTGGGGAGGAGCCGAATGGCGGCTGACCCGTGCCGGGTTGGGGCTGTCCTTGCTGTGGGGTAGGCGAAGGCTGAGTGGCGTCAGGCATCAAGTCCAGCTTACTTCTTTCGGCCTTTACGGCCTTTCTTACGTTTCATGTCGGTGTCCTTTTCGGACAATGTGGGGAACGAGCGCCGCTTAGTGCTTGCGGCCCTTGCGACCCTTCCGGCGATATCGAATGTTCATTGTCGTCTCCTTGGTTGATTGCACACACCCAGGCGACTCCTCGTTTCAGCCGCCAGCCTTGCTTAGGTTGGCAACCGGCCCAGGTCCGCTAACCCTATGGATTTTTCGAAAAACCGTGCTATAGGTTGGATGTGACGCAAACTCGCGCGTCCATCGGCATACATACGCACGGGGTAGCAATGAGCGTACAGGAAACCGAATGGTTATCCGTGAAGCAAGTGGCGCACATCATTGGAAAATCTCACGACTATCTCGACCGCCAGCGCAAGCATCGCGGCGACGGGCCGAAGTGGTATCGCATAGGGGGTCGAATCAAATACTCAAAAGCGGACGTTCTGAAATGGCTTGAGGGGTGTTTGTGTCAGTGACCTAGTGTTTGTGACCGCCGCCTTTACCAACCATCTTCTCCAGCAATTCAGGATGCTGCTGGAGCAATTCCGCTTCCCTCTTTTCCTTGTCCCGTAAATTCGCGTGAGCCCGTTCCTTGTCGGGATACGGCAGATTGTCTATTGCATAGTGGCCGTCGATGATCCCAGCCTGCAATCCGAACGCGATGAGTTGCTGATGATCGTCGGCAAATATCGGGCTGGAAGAATGCGAATCGACTGAAACGCGGCGATCTTCCGGTAAATCGTCCAGCTTGAAGGATGACTGCTCAATCGTCTTTAGATCGGTCCCGTCCGTCCAGTAATTGTGCGCGTCCTTGGCTTCCATTACGGTTAGAAGCAAATCTGCGGCTTGGGCACACTGGCGTTCCACAAGCAAGGAACGATCCCGGAGACGTGGAGAAGCCGTTTTCAGCAATGTCTGTGCGTGACTTCCTGCTCTAACTCCGGGCTCGCCCTTGCCGGCGAGGATGTTATCGAAGCCTCCCATCTGGTCAACGGTGGTAATCAGAAACTGGATGAATGGCAGGAGTTCGGATGGGAATTTCGGGGTAAGGTCCGTCATCGTTGTGCCCTGTGGGGCATTGACAAATCCGGCGTTCCGTTGCTGGTCGTATAGCTCGTCTGTCAACCCGTCGAACCCGACAAATCCGATGATCTTGTCGATCTGAAGCCCTACGAGACGCTTTGCATCGTCGGTGAATATCGACAGCAATTCCTGTGGCCGCATGAGGTCGGTGAGTTCTGACCGCCCGAAGAAATAGCCCTGCACTTCGTTGGGCTGGATAAGCGTGTATGGGTGGACTCCTGAATGATTGTCGCCGGAAATTAGCAGGTTCGACAGCTTGAAATCCGGTCTCGGGGCTATGAGAACGTCAGGCTCGATGATTTGCAGCGTGACGTAATCCTTCTCGCCCTGCACCCAAACCTCGTGGAATTTGACGAGATCGACGGACAACTGCGGCGACATGACCGCCTGATTCGGATTGTTGGCGAGCTGGACTATGCCTCCCGGTATCGGTCGTGTCGCACCCTGAATCCCTGTCTGTAACTGAGAAGTCGATAGCACCTGATGAAAGAAGCTGTTGTATTCCGAATCGGCATCGCCGCGTTGCGCGTGCGTCTTGATCCTTGTGAATAGCTTGTCCGCGTCCGGGAAGTGATAGATGCGCCGCCATACTTCCGGCAACGTAAGCATGGCCGTCTCGCACATGGCAGATTGCTTTGACAGGTCGTTCATGTCCTCGCGATAGACCGAAAACTGCCACGGCATGACGATGGATTTCTGATACTCTACCTTGCCGTCCTCAACCTGTTCAGGCCATTGTTTCAGGATAGCGGCCCCATATTTCAGGGCTTCGAACACCCCGCGGGCAAAGGTCGTGTCGGTATTCGACCGCTCGAATTGGCGAGTGAGAATGCGCGCCGCCGCGTGTCCACGTTCCATGACGTTCTTCGGATACACATTCTCGAAATCGATGTTGAATTGCAGAGATGTCGGGCTGAAAAGATGGGCGGCTAGACGGTCGATATGGTTATAGAGCTTGTTGATTAGCGAGCGTTCGCCGTCCTGTGTTCCGGTATCGCAAAGGGCGCTGAGAAGCCTGTAATACGCCGCCCTCATGCCCTGAGAAGCGCGGCACGAGTCGGCAATTTCGAGAACCTGACTTGTGAGCTTCCTGCGGTTTTCAGTGTCTAACCGGATCACGCCCGTCTCCGATATCCCGGCTGTTGCGTCTCAAGCGCCGGAGTATCGGTTATGGTCCCGCCAGCCGCCGCGTGAGCCGAACGTACAGCATTCATGGCCCTTGCGCCAGCGTTGGGCATAATCACCTTGCCGAGGCGTGGATCGGGGAACGAATGGGCCAGTTGAGACACGGCTAGTCCCTGTTCGCGTTGCCAGCCGAATTGCCCCGGAGTCTGCTCCATGGCCTGCGTGACGGTATTGTTGACCGGAATTGCCGTGATATCCCCCGCCCTGAGATTGTCCTTCATGTCCGTGATAGAGAGAGACGATTCGCCACTCAATTCGGCCCTGAATTTCGCTCCTTCCTGTTCGGCCTGCCATGCGCCATCCACACCCTTAACGACAGCCGAGTTCTGAATGTGCGGAGACGTAATAGGAACCGTGAGAGCCAATGCTTCGTCCGCGAGCGTGTCGAAGCCGCATAGAGGACAGAAACGGGGAGGGGGGTCAGCTTGGACATTGGGATGATGCAGATATTCGAAGCGTCCAACGCATGAAGGGCATTCGTAGGTCCGCATCTTGGTCATGACGGAACGTCCATGTCATTCATCATATCATGCTTGAGAGTTTCAAGACAGCCAATTACGTGAAGTCCGTCTTTCACACCGCTTCGAACGCTCACAAACCTGCCGCTTGGCCTGAACGCGACGGCTACGATTGATTCGATGTCGCCACTCTTTGCAAGGCCCATTAGATATTCCAACTTCTCCATCAGATCGGCGCTGCGCTCCCTCTCTCTTGTTGGAAGAACCTTTAGCTCGCTCATCTGCTTCTCCATGACGCCCGTCGAATTGCCGCTGCGGTCGCCACCCGCTGCTTACGCTTCGCATCGAAGAATGTCTGCAACTGGTTTGTGTTGTAAAGCTGATATTGGTCCTTGACGGTCAGGCGCTTCCGGGCGATCACATTCTCCCGAGTGAGCTTCTGCGCCATCATGATTCGTCGCGGCTTTGCTTCCCAGCAATGCACCCCAAGGGCCAGAGACATAACGCGGTCGTCTTTCTTCGACCCCTGCGCCTCGATTGAATCTCCGTCGCGGGCAACCGATCTCATCTCCTCTATCGTGTCCAGAGACCGCACATGAAGCATACCGTTGGAGACGAAATCCCGCAACCTCTCCATGATCGTGACCTTGAGCTGCGTGGTCGTCTTGAATTGCAACGCATGGCCGGCACTCATAGAATCCGAACGGGTGTAGATATAGCTCTTGACGTTGCGGAAGATGTTGCGAAGGCCCTTTTCCTCCACCTGCTTCGGCTCATACGGCATCGCGAGATAGCGTTTCAGCGATTGCAGTTCGTTCCATGTCGCCTCGCCGGGGCCATTCAATTCCAGAATGAGATACACATCGGCGGTTTCGCCAGCGTACCAGCCTAGCAACGAAGCTATCACCCAACCGAACGCGCGGCTGTTAATCAGCGGCCAAGCGTATTCCGCAACCTGATCCAGACCGTCCGCATAGCATCGAAGAACCTGAACCGCGGACCTATCATTCTTCTCGTTGATGCCGAACGCAACGTCAGCAGATACCACATAGGTTGCTCCCTCCTCCGGTTCCTCCCACACTTTCAATTCGACGGAACGCGCATTGTGAGCCGGATATATCTTGCAATCCGAAAACTCTATCCCCGGAGCGTAACTATAGGTCTTGAATTTCTTGTTGACGTGCTTGTTTGCCATCTCCGTCAGCGTGGGAGGATCAAAGAACGTCGCTCCCGTCATCTGGAAAGCGTCTTCTTCGGTCCAGGGTTGCTCCTGCAATCGAAGCGTACTACCTACATATTCCGCCTTTGCATCGCCTTCCGCTTTCGCAGTCGGGTCCATCTTGCGACGAACCCATGCGAGCTGTTCCGGCGTGATGTTCCAGTTGTACTTCTCGCGCACCTCGTTGATGCGCTTCATTTCCTTCTTGGATGGAGGATCGACGCCGTATCGTTCGAAATCTGGATCGCTGCGCTTGATCTGCTGGTTTGGCTTCAGATACCAGCCGAGGAACAAACACTTCGAATGATTTATGTCTTCGCGAGCCGTGGTCCACAGCTCGTGCCATAAGTTGAATCCTCGCGCGGTACTTTCCCAAATATACAGACGGTCGGGGTTTTCTTCCGATAGCGAATTGATGAACGCCTCAACACCCTCTCCAGCATCCCACGAACATAGCTCCGAACAGTGGGCGAATGAGAGGCCAACGGATCGACCAAGCACGCCGCTCGATTTACTCTTTTTAACGCCCGCCGCCATGAAGCGAATGCCGGATTCGTTTTGCAGAAATATCCCGCCACGATTGTTCCCCTTTATGCGCGGAAACTGTATCGACTTCGGCAGATTAGTAATCATGCTCTCGATTTCACGGCGGGCGTTGTTCTTGTTCTCGTCCGTGTCGAATACAGTTGCGCCGCCTAACCCATCGTGCATCCCGAGATAGAACACCGTGAAGGCGCGCGAGATAGTCGAGAGGCCAAGCTGCCGACTCTTCAACACGTAGATGTTGTGAATGTCCTCTTCCAGCCCGTCTAGGACAGTGGATATAAAGCGGCGCTGCGCTTCGTAGATGTTATCTCCGAGGCATGTTTTCCCAAGGTCTTTGGAATTGATGTAGACCGTGCCTAGAAATTCATAGAACGCGGCTTCGAATGTCTCCCGCTTTTGCCTTGTCCATGACGACATGACGCATCTACCGCCGTCCATGCCATTGGTTTTGTTGTTCTGCAGAGGCGAGTTCCTGCAACGCGATTTCAGCCTTCGTTTTCACGAGACTCCAGAACATAGCGGCGTCTTCCTTGTTATGGAGCAGGAGCAACGCGACCTCTGGCTGATCCCCCGGCGGTCTAATCACAAACGCCCCGCTGAACCCCTCTTTCGCGTTCATGTCTATGCGGGTTGCCATCGCACGGAATGGCTTAGAGAAATCTGTTTCTTCACTCATTCATCATACCGATGCTCGTGAAATGGCTTTACCTGTGAGTGAATGGCCTTACCGATCGACCACGCGGACGATACCGAATCTGCAAGGTGTGCAGGAACGCCGGAATATACGCTATGCTTTCCTGAGCGCCAGCGGACGTGTAACTCGTTCGTATCAGGATCGTGACCAATCTCCAACACCGTGGACGAAAACACCGTTCGCATGTTAGCAGCCATTGTGTATCCTCGCTGGCGGTTTGATGCCGTGCTTCTCCGCCGCGTCGAGCATGATCTCTTTCAGTATCGGCAGCAACACTTCGTCGCTGTCCACTATCGTTTCGTCCGCGAATTGCAGATATGGAATTTTCAGTATGCGCCCCTCGCCGAACGGATTGCCCTTCGGTACCTTCCACGCGATAATGCGACGGCGCTCCGGGTCGTGAAAGCCTAGCGAGTTAAACTCCTCGTTGCGCTCCCCGGTATGCGCGCGGCGAATGCGTATCTGACGCTTCGTGTTCTGCGAGAAGAACCGCACGTCCTCGTCAAGGAATGCAACGCCGTTCATGGGTCGAGGAGCTTCAACGCTTCGGTCAGAATGACCTTGCTCCATTTCTTCGCGATGAATTGTGGCCGGTCTCCGGTTGCCTTGCTGGATTGTCGCGCAGCTTCCGCCAACGTCTCTGCGCATTTTCGGATGGCGTCCGTGATGGAGCCGTGCGCTTCCTCTATTTGCGATGCGAGGCGTTGCGGTTGCCCCTCAACATGCGCAGCCCAGAATTTCTTGCCCTCATTCGTGATGTAGGCGTTGAATCGGTCAGGACCATTGAGAAACCCCAACTCCACGAGATGCTCGACAGGCTTCTCCCATCGCCCGATAGGCATCATGGATTCACCACTGATCGCCAGCATCATGATCGTCTCTTCGTCCTGAGACAGAGACGGGATTACATCATGGCTTACATTGCCCAGTACCATTGGTGCCTCTCGCTATTTCTTTTAGTCTGGCATTTTCAGAGCGAAGATTGATTATTTCCGATGTTGCTAACGCGATAACTTTTCCAGTGTAATAATGGCTTCGCTCAACAGTCGCCTGCTTGTGTAGATCACAAAGCATCTCGACTATGTCCCGTTCAGCCATTCACTTTCCGATCCAATTCAGCGACGATATTTTCGAACACTGGCTCCCACTTGGCGTCTGCGCCTTGCCTGAACAGGCGGTGTTTTCCATACCACAACGCACTCTCCCCGTGCCGCGTAAATCGCCAGCAGCAACCGTTATACGCCACGGGTATCCACGTTTCCACATCCATCATCCCGGCCATGTGCCCCACGCCGGTATCGACGCAAATCACCATGTCGAGATGTTTGAGAATGGAAAGCGTATCCATGACCGTTCGGATGTACGCCGACAGGTCTTTGAGGATTGTGGCCGCGCCTGCGATGTGCAGTTCCGGCGCTCGCTCGCCAACCTGCAACGAATAGAGTTGAACATTCGGCACGCGGGCCAGCTCGAGGAAATTATCCACCGATGCGGAGCGGTATTGGTCAACCTCGTTCATCGGCGATCCTGCCCACGCGATGCCGACATGAAACTTTGCGTTCTCGTTCTTCCACGGTGCAGCGGTATCCGGCACCTTGCATTCCGGCATCGGCGTATTGGCGATCTGCTTGTCGTTGAGCCTCAGAGCGGTCGGCAGGCTCATCAGCGCCGCCCAATGGGTAGCGGGCGGGAACGGTTGGGGGAGAGGAAGGAACGTAAAATTCTCATAGTGGCCGAACATGGCCTGCACGGTCGAGATCAATTCCTGCTGGCAGCCGAGCCAGACATGCTTGCACCGCTTCTGCACTTCTGGAACGAAGCGGAGGAAATCGATCGAATCACCAAGCCCCTGATCGGAGCAGAGGAATAATTCGGCGCCATTCTCCCCCTTCCATTGCGGGTATGGGTACTGGAGGAAATGCGTGAGCTTATACGGGTAGCGGGCTTCAAAGGCTCGTAAACCCTCCTCATATTTCTTCTGATGTAGCAGAGAAAAGGCCAATCCAACTTCAATGGCAGCGTTCCCCGAGTCCAGAAAATGTGCCTTGCGGGCTGATACTTCCGCCGCTTCGTCCTCGCCCTGCATGGATTGGATCATGGAGAGATTGATCCACGAGAAGGCGAGCTTGTTGTCCATCTCGATTGACGCTAGAGTGTGCTGCTTGGCTTCGTCCAGTTTTCCCAGATGATAGAGGCTGTGGCCCAGGTTGCAGAGGCAATGCGCGCGGTAGTTCGCCGTGAGATCGCCAATCTCGGTGCCCTTTTTCATCTGTAGCGCGCGTCTATAGGCCGCAACAGCAGCCCGCCCCAGCTTCAAGTCACCGTTCGCGTTGCCGACATTGAACCAGCCGTGCGCGAATGTCGGGTCGATTTCGACGGCAGAGCATATTTTCTGATACCCAAGTTGCGGATTCTTGGGCAGTCCATTGGCGCCGTTCGTGTCGATCACGCCCTGATTGACGAATTCGATGGCCTGCTTGCGACGGAGCGAGAACAGATTGTTTACGGGCTGGTCCATGCCGTCCAGTCCGCGTTGAATTTGTCGATTGAGGTCTGTGAATGTGCGTCAGTTGCCATTGCTTCCAGAACGGCGCGAGAGGTGGTGACGATATCTGCGCCCGCAAGGATGGCCGCTTTAGCCATGTCGGAATCGCGGATGCTGCCGGCGATGATGCGGGGGAGAATAACCTTCTTCTCTGGCGCGGGTGCCGGATTGAATAGGGTTGCTTTCGCATGTGTCTCGATTGGTTGGTCGTTATATCTACGCAAGTGAACATCGCGCAGCACCGTGTAGCCCGCCTGCTTCTGAGGCTCGTCTGCATCATTGATGCGGCCCACGAATACGGAGACAGCGTTCGCGCCTGCATCAGCGCCCAGCTTCGCCTGTAGCGCGGTGAATACGCATGTCGCATTCACGGCACCCGTCTTGCTGAGTTCGTGGATGACGGGAAGCATTGCCCACGATACCGGCACTTTGAGTGCGAGATTTTCGTAACGCAGCGCGGCACGTAGTTGTTTACCGGCTTCAATCATCTGCTCCGGTGTACCTTCTGGGACCGGCGCGCTGAGATGCAGCTTGTCGGGACGCAGCAGGTTGACGATGTCCGCAAGATGCTCCTCGTAGGGCCGCTTCGGCTCCTTGGCGAGGAGAGATTGGTTGACCGTTACTCCCGAGATGATGCCGCGCTCGACGCAGGCTTTGATGTCGTCAAGGTTGGCGCTGTCGAGGAAAAATTCGCTCATGCGATTGTGTCCTTGTGTTGATACGTTTCTCCCGGCTCAACGATGAACGTATCAGAATCATCGTCATAGGAACAGGCTTCGTATATCGCGCAGTCCGTGAGCGCGATACGCATGTGCATCGTTCCGGGAGCTATCTCATAGCACTCGCCTTCTTTCAGCGTGACGGATGAATTGACGCCGCGTCCAGAACGCAAGCCAATCTTCAATTCGCCTTCCGCCAGCCAATAGATTTCGTGCTTTTTGACATGGTATTCGAGGCTGCTTTGACACCCAGAACGCATGTAAATAACCTTAACCGCAAGCCCCGTCGAGGCGCGGACGAAATCAACGCCGCCCCAATATGTGACCTTTCTTTCCAGTTGGCGCTTCATCCGCAGAACGCCATTTCAAACGGCTCGAAGTTTTGCTTCTCGTGCCAGCCGAGGAGCATCTGTTTCGTCGGAGGATTTGCGCCTTGAACGGTTACGCTCAATCCAGCCCATGTGTTGGCGAATTGCAGGTCGTGCGTGAGAGAGTATGCGGCTAGGAAAGCATCGCCGGCACCGCACGGATCGATTGCGTTCACGAATGCCGGACCCCAATTCTCTATTCCCTTCGGTGTGTAAATCCACCCTCCGCGATCACCGTCCGTTACTATCGCCTCACGGAACGAATCACATGCCGACAGACCACTCTCCTCCGCCTCGTGTTTATTCATCACAATGACGACATTTGGCGCAACATACCATTCGTGATTGCTTCCAGACTGCGCGACCTGAGAGGAGACGTAGAGAGGAATATCTTTGTTGCGAGCTTTCACGATGCGGTGCGCGGTGTCCTCGTTTATAAGTCCGTGTCGATAATCTGCAACAATGATCGCGTCGTGAGATTTTGAGAACAGACCTACGCTCATATCCCACTGAACCCACAGCGACGTTTCATCAACCCACTCAAGCGGTGAATTATCCACCGTATCAACCTGCATCACCTTCTCGCCGCCGCACCAGAAGCGGTGCTTGACTGTCTGTGGCTTGGCGACCTTGATTGCGTGCTTCGTGAGATTGATATGCTGGAATGTCTCGGCATGGAGAGAGCCTGTGCCGTAGCCGGTCGCGGTAATAAAATCCACCTTGGCCCCGAGTTCCAGAAGGTTGCGAACCACGAGACCGGCGCCGCCGATGGAGAAACGATCCGCCTTGCCGCGCTCGTCCAGTATCGTGCGGTAGGTGGGCTTGCCGGTGTCGTCATCCTTGATGCGTTCAAGGTGTGTCGCGATATCTATGACGAGATCGCCCACAACTAATATACGCTTGCTCTCGAATGAGGCGAGGAGTTCGTGTACGTTCATGGCTGGCCGTATTCGTTCGTATAGCGTTCGTGGTTCTTCGCAATCTCTTCCTTGCTCGGCACAAACACGTTTCCCATCTGCATCGCGCGCCATGCGATTGCGGCGCAGTGTTCGGCTAGGATGGCGTTGCGGACTGCGTTCTCCAGCGTATCGCCTATCGTAAACAGGCCATGTGAGCGTATCAGGACGGCAGGGACATGCGTGCGCTCGTATAGCCTCACAACCTCCTTGCCGATGTCCTCGCCGCCGATCTGGCAGTATTCTGAGAGCGGGATATTGCCGCCGAACACGTCCTCCATCTGCGTCATGCAGCAGGGAATTTCCTTGTGCGAGACCGCGAATGTAGTAGCATAGTGGCTGTGAGTGTGAACCACCCCGTTGATATCGGGGAGGTGGTTGTAAATCCAGCGGTGGGCTTCGGAGTCGGTGGATGGTTTAGGCTCTCCACATATGTACCCGTCAACAATTTGTACTAAGGCTATGTTTGTGTCGGTTGCTCGCGAGCAACGAAACCCCGTTCCTTTGATCCGCATATAGTCCATACCACTCGGACACTCTTTCGAGACATGGCTTTCGCGGACACTCGCATTCCCGCTCGACCACGGGACAAGGCCGTGCGCTGCAAGTTCGCGGCAGGCTTCGGAGACGTTCATCGCAATAAACTGTGGGCCATACTACGCGCCGCATTAAGCGACGGAACCCATCCGAAGCCGCTCTGCACGCTATCCCAACAATAAAATATCTTTCCCTCTTTGGTTATAAGAGGCGGGGGATTTTTCAAACGTCGGTGTACCGTCCAATGCCATCCTCTCTCTGCTCTATGAAATGTGGCCGTTCCTCCGTTAATTTTCTTTTTCATGCTCTCATCCTCTCGACAATCTGCGTGGTGGAATATCCTGCCACGATGGGAAACACCTTGACCTCGCACCAATCTGGGATAGCATCGCGCTCACGAACCTCCGCCGCCGTCCATTCGGAACCTTTGACGACAATATCGGGATGGATTTGTTCGACCAGCTCAGAAGGTTCGCCGTCGAAGATAATCACCTCATCGACAAAGCGGTGGCATTCGAGAATCGCCTTGCGGTTTTCGGCGCGATTGATTGGGCGACCGTTGCCTTTCAACCGCCTCACGCTATCATCCGAATTGATGCCGACAACCAGCCACGAGCCAAGCGACTTGGCCCAGCGCAGCAAATCAATATGGCCCTGATGGAGGATATCAAATACCCCGTTCGCGAATACGAGCCGCCCCGGCCTGCGCTCGATCTGCTCGACGCGGCGAACATGGCGACCCTCTCCGAACGATCCATGTAGCCATTCACGCGCGAAGGCGATATTCTGTTCGTCGCTCGCAACCCAGGAACCGAGGCAGAGAACATTGGCGTCGTTATGCTCCCTAGACTTGCCGGCGCAGAGCATGTTGTGGACGAGCGCCGCCCTAACGCCCGCAACCTTGTTCGCCACGATCGACATGCCGACGCCGGTCCCACAGATCAGAATGCCGCGGGCAACATCTCCGCTCGCAACTATCTCCCCCAACTGGCGGGCGTAGGTGGTATAGTCCACTGCCCATGAACCGAGTGGCCCGAGGTCGATAAAGCGGTGTTTCGTCAACTCAGCAAGATCACACTTGAGACGGGATTTCAGCGTGACGCCGTTGTGGTCGGAAGCCAGCGCGATAATCATGGGTCTACCTGATACAGTGAGCCATCATTACACAATCCGTAGCCTGTCCAGTTGCCTGAGTTGGCGATAATTGGCTGGCGCTCCGGCTCTCGCACTCGAAGGCAATCACGCGACGTACCGTGCAGGAAATGATCGATGCTTACGACCTTCGCATATTGCGCCCGATATCCTTCCTCATGCTCGATAATCTGGCCCCACAACTTGACCTTCCCGGCCACCATGCCGCCGTGAGCTATCGCGTCCTGCTCGGTTTTGTACGCATAGATGCCGTGCCAGTTGTCTTCCTCTGGAAGATTGTCGGCCTCAATCTTCCAGTCGTCAGGCCATATCGTTTGATGTGCAACGCTCTGAAGCTTTCCACACAGCACATTCCAGCAGCGGAACGCCTCGATCTCGCCTATACGTATTCCGGCGTTTTCGATGGGAGGTTTGAAGGCGGCGCAAAGAGAGGCTCCGATATAGGCAGCGACTCTGGAAGCGTTGGCGACCTGACGCAAGGCCCGTTCGGCTCTGGCAGCGACGGCACAGGTTCCGTCAACGGGATCGAAACAAATTTCTTCTTCGGCTTTCCAATCTGCGCCATCGTAGTTGATCTCCTGTGGATGGTAAATTAGCATAAGTTGGTTGGTGTAGCCTGCCCCTGCGGCAATGACCGTTGAGGCTTGCGATTGACCCATAAGTGAGTTCAGGTATCCTTGATATTGTTGCGGTTGCAGGCTGACTCCCTGCATTGCCATCGGCTGCTGCGCCGCTTGCTGCATGGCAAGATGCTGCTGAATTATCTGGTACTTGTTTTGTGGAAGCGGCACGGTCATTCGCCCTCCTTCCTCGACTGCTTGCCCATGACAAGACCGCTCAGAATGCCGACAAAGGCACCTGTGATTGTATCAAATGCGTGCCCGACGATGGGGAAGATTTTGTCATTGTCCACGCGCGGATCGAAGAGCCCGACGAGAAGTGCCGCCACCACGCACACAATCACCGCCGCCAGTGTAACGACAACAACCCGGTAGATGAATGTCGATTCGACGGTCATTCAGGAACAACCTTCCCAGCCTTCGCCTTGGCGTTCGCCCGGTGCCGGCGCACGCGCTCGAGCGTCCTTGCCCTTCGCTCCGCCTTCTCAGCCTCAATCTCAGCAATCTTCGCCTTCAGAACCTCAAGCTCGCCCGTGGCTCCCCCTCGTGGGGTCGAACCACGGTTGCCGCGTCCAAAGCGCGGTGTCCTGCCTTTAGACGAAGGGGGAGAATTCTCCGACCGGGGGCGTTCGACCACGACGCCTCGATCCTCGTGTACCGCCGGCAGTGGCCTAGGACTGTCTGCGTCTTTACGCGGTGCCTGTAAGGTCTCAATCGGCGACCCGGTAGGACAATCCTCCCTCACACCCTTCAAAACTGGCGGCGGCAATCCCATGCCCGGAGGTGGGCAGCGGTCGAGATTGCCGTGCCACTGCTTACACCCCAAACACAAGATCAAAACCCCGTTCATGTGAAACCGTTACTGTAACTGTTACAGGTCGTCAACGCATAATCCAAAAATTTTCCGGGGCGGCGATAGAGTGACCTCCCCGATATAGACGCGGCCAGCGTCCCGATGGGGTGCTGGAATGTCTTAATCTCGACAAAACCTATAGGATAGCTTCCCGTATAATCCGTATTATGGGAAATAGCATGGCGTTGATATCATTGAATAATATCGCCTAGAGTCGATCAACAGACCTCGGAACGCCCACCTCCACACCACATCTAGCGTTCGACCTCGGCTCGATGTAGGCTCTTGGAATGCTGGAAAACGGCCAAATCCCTAGCAAATCTCCAAGCTACCACCCCTCTTGGAACACCCGCTCGATAATCCCGCCGAAGTTTACAGGGGTTACATTCTGCGAGCTTGACCGAGGATTGGCGTGGTTTCTGCCGTGGAGCTTACGAAGCTATCCTGGGCTTAGGAAGGGTTGTGAGGCTGTTCTGGGCGTCACGTGGTCTGCGGTGCGGGCGTGGCGCAAAGGGGTGTCGAAGGTTCCTCCTGCCCGCGCTGCGCGGCTTGCTGAGGCGATTGAAGCGAGGTGTGATGCTGGGCTTGCCTTGGCTGCTGAGTTGCGAGCGTATGTTGCCAGTGCCAACTGGTCTCGTGGGAAGCCTAACGGGTTCTGCCGTGTTGATCCTGAGACTGGGTTGGATGGCCGGCATCGGAAGGGTAATCGCCCGAAACGATCTGGGCCTGAGACGCCGGATTGATGCCCTTCTGTGGCTGTCCATGCGTCCATACAAGAATTGCAATTCAGGCGGCGCATCGTGTAGCGGCACTGATAGACCGATCTCCTCGTTTTTCAGCAACGTGCTCATGCTGATTCCCTTTCGCAGAGGCGGCGGAATTCGGCGCGGATAGCGGGGACGGATATATCCCCGTTTCGTTCAGCTTTTTTCACTCCGAACGTCTCTGCCGATTTGACTAGATGACGCACAAAATGGCCGACAAATTCATCGTTGATCGTGCGTCTTACGGCTTCCTCAATCATCTCCTCTCGGGTCAATTTGCGCGCCTTTCGGGGGTGGATTCGGCAAGGCGACCAGCAAAATACCCTGCGAGCCACACAACAGAACAGAGTGCTGAATGCGATTCCATCGCAGCAGTTAGAGCAATCGCAGCAGCCAACAGGAAAAGCGCATCTTTTGCTCGCTCGCTCATGCCGCCGCCTTCTGGTCGCGGCGCAAGCCGGCGTTAATCATGGCTTCTAGCGGATCGGTGGCGCAATAGGCCGCGATTGCCGCCCGGATCACATCCGATTCCGTTTGCTTGCCCCTGCGAGCCCGTTTGATAGCCTTGAGCATTTCGGCGTCGAGGCGAACGATCTTGCGCTGTGCAAACTGGCGCGGTCGGCCTCTTTTCGGTGTGGCGTTCTGTCGCATAATTTCGTATGCCGTCCTATTGCGTATGCCCTATTATGCGCCTATCGTATGCCTTGTCAACAGGAGATGAGCCATGACCGTCACCACCGAACAGCTTGAAACATTCTGCCGCGAAGCCGCCAACAAGGCGCGCCCGAACCGGCTTCCAGATTTCGCCCTGACGTTTTCGACCGGCAAGAAATACGCGCGGATCAAGGAAAGTGGCGGCGGTGTCTTTTGCTTCGTTAATCTCGCTGACGGCACGATCCTGAAAGCGGCGAGTTGGAACACGCCTGCGAAACAGAGCCGCGGAAACATCGCAAACGGCGCGAAGGATGTCACGGCTTACGGTGCGGCATACATTCGTTGACCCCAAGGGACGGCAGCATGGCAACTTGCTGTCGTAACGTGGGATCATCCCGCAGCCTTGTGTCAAGCATTTATTTCATTCTTGAGAGCATGGAAATAGCGGACGCTGAATCGCCAGCGAAAAAATTTCTTGCTCGAATCAGGGGGTTGACCTATAAGCCCAGCCGTGCCGGGCAGGAACGCTGGCCGCGCTCCCGTCCGGCCCCGGACTTACGGTGACCCTATCTTATCGGCCTCACCTCCCGTCTGACTTGCAGCCAAAGTTTCCGGGAAGGCCAATTCCCGGCTCGAAATAAGGGGGTAGCTGGTTGCACGGCTGCCCCCTAACTCTTTGAGGCTGCGAGATACTCGCGCCCCTTATTCGTGATCTTCCAAAGCCCGTGATCCAGGTCCAACAGTCCATCGGATTTGCAGGCCGACAGCTGCGGTGACGTGTTTTCCGTCTTGAGGTTTTTGAGCGCCGCCGCCGTCCCGGCAGTGATGACTCCTTGTGTCGTCAGGCCGGCAGACGACGCGGCAATGACGCCCGGAATGGTACGCTTTTGGACTAAACAGATGAATCCTGTAGCAAAATCAGTAGCTTGCGATTCACGAGTGATTTCGAGAAAAATCTAGACAAGACCATTCCCAAGAAAAATACAGCGAATGGATTGCATGGGCCTCATCGTGGAAGGGTGGCGAACGATCTCCAGCGCGATGTGTTAGCGTAGCGCATTTATGCTTCGATCACAAGGACGACCCGGTGTGGCAGTCTTTGGGCCAGCTCGCATGGGGTGGCAAAGAGGCGTGCTACAGCATGGACAAAAGCGGTTGGCTCGTCATCCGATATATCGCAGACGCAATGTATGCGTTCGGCGTTACGTTTCCTGAGAATGCAAATCTGTTGCTTGAGCCGCCAACCATCACCGCAGAGAATCCCAACTCTTTCATCGACCACGTCACCTCCTAACCCCGCTGGATCATCCTGGAGAAGGGACCGGAAATTTCGCGCGCGACGTAGTTATAAGAATTAGTATCTGTTTAAGAGCGATACATGTTCTTTGGTGAGTTCCGTTGTGACGGGCAGAAGTCTCCTGTCCCCTCTGATGTTGAGAGGTGGAGACCCTGCCCGGTGCCGACATGCCCTTTGGAGCCGTCCGCCGCTTAGAGCATCGATCTAGCCTCGCATGGCCGATCGACGGTGGTCTTGCTTTAGAGGGATGCGCCCCTCAAGCGGGCTGGTCTTTCCACGTTCAGTCTACCATCGGCCCATGTTGCCCGCGTCCCGACAGTTGGACCTTCTCCACCCCGCGCGCTGCCGAGACCCTGCCGTGATGACCACGGACACCGGAATCAAGTTCCGGACGCGGGAGCCGATGGGGTTGCATTTTTGGGTTGGCCTCGGCATATAAGTGCCGTGCTGGCCGCGCCCGATGCCACTACATCGGTATCAAGGCTGCGGGGTTGACGCCCTGCGGCCTTGATCTTTTCTAAACCTGTTGCTTTCCGACTTCAAGCCTGAAGTCACCTACCGCGCGACGGAGGGGGCCAGCAAAGTGACCCTCGATCCAATCCCGCTGGAATGTCTTGGGCAAGCGAATGACGAGTGGCGAGCCTTCAACCAGCTCGGCAGACCCAAACCATTCGCGGAAGGCGTGTTCCCCGATTTCGGCCTGAAGCCGTGAAGCGCGACCATTCCAGGAACCAGAAAGGTCAACGCGCTTTTCGGAGAGACGCGGAAATTTAATTTCAAGCCATCGCTCGTTGTTGAGCCAAGTGCCGGGGTATGGGAGGAAATTGTGGTCGCTCAACGAAACCTTGCGGGCGTAGGATTTCGCCGCTTCGAGCAGGACATCGGCGCCGCATTTCTTCAGCGCGTGGCCGTAGGCTATCCGAGCTGCGCCCTTCGCGACCTTCCGTGGATATTCGGCGTACCAAGATTCGAAAAGGTCCAGAACGGCCTTGGGCTGTTCCGCAAGGGGTCGAACTATGCGCTTGGCTGCCGATCGGATTGAGAGGGCTTCGCGGGCCTTTGCCTCGACAATCGGGTGATATAGCCTGCCATCTTCCCTCTTTTGCCAAGCATGGAGGGCGATCGGACGCACACGCACCCATTCGAGGGGGAGACAGCCAGCGAGCTCGGCAAGCAATTCGTCGTCATCCTCGAGACTGCCTGCAGGCACGCCGTGGAAGGCAGCCATCCAGAGATTCGCTACGTAGTAGGCTAGGAATGGTTCGGTCCTGCATCGCCGCCATGTCTTTGACCGCTTCAGGCGCTCGATTTCGAGGGGCATACTCGGCAGGCCGGTGGCATCGAGCGCGTCTGTCATGGCTCGCCAAGCCCAGACATTAGGCGCGCGTGAGAATCAATCTGCGCTTGCGTTGCCCACCATGAATGTGAGCAATAATCGCACTCCGCACGACCGTCCCAATTTATCGAGAAATCTTCGTGCGCGCACGGCTCGTCGTCCGAAAAATCGTAAGGGTCGTCAAACGGTTCTAAGTCGTTAAGTTGGTTTTGAGGCATCGATCCGTGTTCCAGGTAGCTGCTGCTGGACCCGACCTGGAACGTCCAAGTCCAGCCAGCAACGACGAACGCTCGGGAGCTACCCGAGACGAATCGACACTACCGCAACGCGGTTAATTGTCAACGGCGATCGGTTTCACGCGGCGGTCCAGACTGCTCGTAAACCAGCCGCGCCTTGAACCGCGCGAATTCGGCGTCCGTCATGGCGAGAGTGAGTGCGGACCAGACGTGCATCGCCGTGGGGAGGATTACACGGTCCAGAAATTCGCTCACGTAGTTGCTCACGTTCGCACCTCAATTTGCCTCAGACGTCGGAATGCCGAAATCAGAGTCGCGTGGTTAAACCCGCTCGTTGCCCCGATGCCGGCGAGGGAGTATCCTAGCTCATGCGCGCGTTTCCAAGCCCGCCAGCGGGCCGCACACACCGGACGGCTAAGATCGCCAGCCATGACCTTAACTGGGTCCACATGGGCCTCTGTAGCCGCTTCCGTGGCGAGAATCTCCCACACAGCCTTTGGTGGATGCCTGGGGTTGCGGCGTGGGAGATGGAGCCTGCTACGGCGGTCCTTGACGGCACCGGGAGAGCGTCCGAGGAGTTGGCTGATTTGGAAATGGTTCAGGCCATTCGCCAGCCCGTCGCACATTGCGGAGTCCTCAGCACGGCTCCATGTCATCCCGTAGCGGGGAGGACTCATTCTGCGGGAGGCTCAGTTGGGGGGAGATCGCGGACGAGGAGTAGGGCGAATTCGTTATGATTGCAGGCCACCTCGTGCATCCGTGACGGCCTGTAGCCCTGCCGCTGGTATTCGGCAGCCTGTTCCTCTGACGTGGCCCAGACGGCCTCACGGTCGGTCATTCTGCGGCCTCGAATAGTGGCGCAGAACCTTGCGGCTTGCGATTGCGCTGCTTGAGTTGTTCGGTTAGCGGCCCGCGCCCAGCATAGTATTCCAGCCGCGTGCGAATGTCGGCAACATATTCGTCCTCGCGCTCGATTAGTGTGGCGCGGAAGCTCTCAGCGATTGCGGCGATTCCAGTCGTGCCAGTTCCGGCGAACGGGTCTAGAATCATTCCGTTGGGAGGCGTGACGAGCCGCGCGAGCCAGCGCATCAATTCGACGGGCTTCACGGTTGGATGCTTTGAGCCTAGCCGATCATCGGCGTCCGCTTTCGCCGTGAAAAAGAACCGCGCTGCTGAACCGCTATCGCCGCGCGGCTCCGCGCGTCCAGCCCTGTCTGGCATGTCGCCATAAACGTTTGCGAACGGCGACGACGGCTCTGTTCCCTTGACCGTTCCGGCTTGTCCGTCGCTCTCAGGGAACGCCGCCAGCACTTCCTCGCTGCCATCGTGGCAGACGTTGGCAGGCCAGCGGCCAAGCGCCGGTCCATTCGTTTGCATCGGCTTACGCCCACCAAGAGAAAAGCTGGTCGGTATGCTGTTCCCTGTCTCACCGTGGTTGCTTACGATATCAACCGACTCAACCCTGCATGCATCGATATTCAGCGCGCCGGTTCCCCACCGGAGGACGTTAGCGGCGACAGTCTTCTCCGATAGCGGCTTGCGGGCTAGGCAGATGGGCTCGCTCGCTGGTTTGAGCGCCGTGCCCCAGCCTTCCCAAGCCGCCGAAGCCGCCGAAGCCGCCGAAGTAATTGGAACGAGCTCCGCTACACGATTCCACGTCGTAGCGCCACCTACATCACCATGTTTATTTGAAATACCGGAGGCAGTGGCCGACATGCCTACGACCTCGCGAACGTCTCCGTTTGCGCGGTCAATGCCCTTGCTCACATCATGCGATTTCGGAAACCCACTGCCGAATAGCCATTGCAGTTGATCGCGGATTTCGAATCCTGCATCCTCGATCGCGCAAACGAGTCGGTGATAAGTGCGAGTGCCGCCGAAGGAAACGACATGCGCACCGGGCTTGAGAACACGCAGAACTTCGCGCCAGAAGTCGGGATCAAATGCGGTCGAGCCATTGTCCCATTGTTTGCCCATGAAGCCAGCAGACTGGCGAGCATAAGCGGCTTTGAGATCATTCGACGCGCGCACGTTGCCGACCTTGACGGGCGCGCTGTTTGGCTTTCCAAAGCGTTTTGTGATAGACACAAGCGCATATGGCGGATCGGTAATGCACGCATCAATGCTGCAGTCCGCAAGTGATTTCAGCGCCTCGCGGCAATCGGCATGGATGACAGTTACGCGCTCGCTCATGCCTCCACCGTCACCGCAGGAGGTTTCGATTTCATTGGCTGATAGCAGACGCGCATGTGCCCACGACAGTAAGATGCTCCAGAAACCGCGACCGGCAGTCCGCAGCACAGTGCATCATAGATGGGTTCGAACTCGATGAATTTGCAGGCCCCACGATCCGGCATCTGAGACAGTGGCACATTGAGCGTTTCGATTTCTGACGGCGATGGCTCTGGGATAGACGGCGGCTTGCGGGCTCGCGAGTTCAGCTTGAACCCCAAGCGGTTTAATTTGCCGATGACTTGATTGCGCGTCATGTGCAGCGCCTTTGCGATCTGTCCCGCTGACAACCGCTCGCGACACATGCGAATGATCTCTTCGGTCAGTTCGGTGGTCCATATGCCGCCGTCGCTGTATTTGTTTCGGCCTTTCGCGTTTCGTGCGTGGCCGCGATGCAGGATGTGTTCGCTCATGCTGCTTTTGCCCTCCGTGGCAGAACACGCTTCGATGATTTGCCGGTCTCGCGAATCGTGATGTTGTGTGTGGCTTTGAGGAGCTTGGCTTTGAGCGAGTGCATCGCCGTTCGAACACCGGCCTTGCTGTCCTCGACCACATATTGCCCATCCTCGAAATAGGCGAAATCAGGAATCACGTTGCAGATGTGTTGCCCGTTCACGACAATAGCAAACTTCGGCTGCAAACGCAGCCCGAAGATAATTCCCCCCTTGCACATCATCGAGAGTTGCTCGTAGCGCCGCGCTTCGGCTAAACTCGGGAAGCGATGCCCGTCGATAGTCTTGGCGATTGCCCCGTACTTGTGCCGCTTCATGCTGCAAGCCTCGGAAACTCTTTCCACTCTCGCCCGTCAAGCTCGCAGCCGTTCGCCTTTGGTCTTACGCCGCCCCATTGCTTGTGATGAAATGCGATGCCGCGAGCGGCGCATTGGTCGCGAATAGACCGCACCCATCCTTTGTCGATTGGCCGATGATGCGTGCCGCTCTCACCCCCGGAAATTACCCAATGAATACCGTCCAGCGGAATGTCGTCACACCTCGCTAGAAGCGGCTCCATGCTTAGAAACCGCACGGTAGCTGGAATGGCTTGCAGATATTTGATGCGGCGATATTCGTGCGGCGATTCGACTGTTGTGCCGAGCCAAACATGCGGCCACGGCCACGCTGGCGGCAACATCTTGGCGATATTCTGCGGGCGCTTGGTGAGCAACAGCCAGTCGAGATTTGGACAGTCGGAAATCAGCGCCCACAGGTCGGCGCGCCACTCGCGCGGCACCTGATTGTCGAACACGTCTGCGAGAGACGCGCAGAACACTCGCGGACGCTTGCCCCATAAACCGGCTTCGCGATTCCACTTTAGCGGGTCGCCCCATGTTTTCGTGCGCCTGCGCTCCCCGCTCCATAGTTCGGCGTGACCACTGCGCTTCGCCCACGATTCGGCATAGCAATTATCGCAGGCAGCGCTTATCTTCGTGCATCCTACCCATGGATTAAAGGTCGAGTCACACCATGAAATTGCGGTATTCTCAGCCATTTCAACCCCTACGCCAATTCGACCAATTCCGCCCGCTGCCGCCAGACAGCCGAGCGCTCACGATGTTTAGTCAGCCTGTCCGGTATGCGCTCAGCGTCTGATTGGCTCCGTAGTACTGCAGCGTGCATGGTCAGATACGCCCGCGAGCGGCGCTTGAGGATTCCGCGGACGGTTGCAAATAAGAGTGTCATGCGTTTGCAATCTCCAGAAGAACGTCAGCGTGACATGGCGAATCAGCGCCGCACCAGCACGCGAGATTGTGTCCGCGCAACCTCTCTTGAACATAACCGCGCATATGAGACTCGGTCGCCCACCCGCTAGAGGCCCTGAAACATTCGACAGCCTCCTCAATGGTTTGCACGGCTCTTCCCAACCTATTGCTCCAAACACCTATTTTCCATCTGTTCTGGAATGTGCTATGTGGGCGTGTTACGTTTACCGCTAATAAACCGTTCGTTTCGACAGATAGCCGATGCAGATTGAACCCGCGTTTGCGGCTTAATTGGAGCCGAACAGGAACAGCGCTCATCGCCCGAACAGCCTCCTGTAAACCCGCTCGCTCGCGGCCTTGTGGCACTCATATAACCGATGGATACAGAACGATCCCACGCACGACGCGATAAGGAGGGCGATGGCGAGGAGGAGATGCCACGGTGTCATGCAATCCTCCACACCCTAACGCCGCCCATCTGCTGCTGGCTCTGATACTGGCACCGATGGCGGTTGCGCCGCTTGATCCTGGTTATGATCGGCTGGATGCTCGCCGCCTCGCCATCGAGCAAGATTGTTTGCCCCACCTTGAGGGCCAGAATCTTGGCCGTATATTCTGGCTTGGGGGGGGGTGGAGGATTTTTTGTCGGCATTCAGACTTATCTCGCTTGACCGGCTTGACAGGCAATCGGTATTCTGAAATTGTCCCCCCGTCAAGAGGGAATTGAGCCGTGGAAAACCTTCTAGCCGAAACTTTGGAGACCCTGACCAGAAACGGCAAATCGCCGGCAGACGTTCGCTGGGTCGGCTCGACTACGGACCAATACAGCAAGATCCCAACGCACGCCGCCGGGTCGTGGGATGAATTCGCCGCTCTGGCGGACTTCAAATACGACGATGGCTACGGCGGCAATGAAATTGTCTCCACTCTCGTTATCGTCGGGGATGATTGGTGGCTTGAGCGCGGCGAATATGACGGCTCCGAATGGTGGGAATACAAAACCCTTCCGAAACGAGCCGTCGCATCCTCGCCTCTTCGTCTTTCCGACCTCAAAGACAAAAGGTGGTAAAATGCCAGAAACAGCCGCAGAGTTCCGGGAGCGCCATCCGTCCGCCGAAGTCATCGCCAGAGCATATGCGAAGATCGAGGCGGAAGCCGAAGCGAATCTCGATGCAGCAAAGGCGATGGGCGAGATGTTCCAATCAATCTATCGGAGTGCGGGACTATGAAATTCGACATTCTCAACCGCTTTAGCGGCAAGGTTCAATTCACCGCTGAGATCGAATGCGAAGCAAGCGAGAGCGTTTATGTGAAGCGCGGGCTTGCCGCGAAGTGGGCTTACAAAAGCCGTGCCGTCCTGAGCTGTGCCGTCCTGAGCGGTGCCGTCCTGCGCGGTGCCGACCTGAGCTGTGCCGTCCTGAGCGGTGCCGACCTGAGCGGTGCCGACCTGAGCGGTGCCGACCTGAGCGGTGCCGTCCTGAGCTGTGCCGTCCTGAGCGGTGCCGTCCTGCGCGGTGCCGACCTGAGCTGTGCCGTCCTGAGCGGTGCCGACCTGAGCGGTGCCGTCCTGCGCGGTGCCGACCTGAGCGGTGCCGTCCTGAGCGGTGCCGTCCTGAGCTGTGCCGACCTGAGCGGTGCCGTCCTGCGCGGTGCAAAAATCAAAGACATTCTCGAAACAGTCCCGCTCATTCCCAACATCGACGCCGCGATTCTCGCTGCCATCGAAGAAAACAAGGCGAAGAAAACTAACGGCTTCGAAATGGCCCGTTGGCATGGCGCGGCGTGCGACGAAACGAATTGGTGCAACACGACACATTGCCGCGCCGGTTACGCGATATGCCTAGCTGGCAAAGAAGGGTTCGCGCTGGAGCGCAAATTCGGTTCGGCTAACGCGGGAATGCTGCTCTATCTGAAATCGACACCTGATGCGCCAATTCCTAATTGGGGAGCTTCAAACGAAGCTGCGCTGGCTGACATGCGCGAGCGCGCGGCCAAACAGGTTGGCAAATGATCTACCTCCGCGAATTTCTCGCCCTGCTCGTGCTGATGGCGGTGTGTTTCGCCCTCCCATTCCTGTTGGTGGGGCCATGAGCACGCACGTCAATTTCGCAATCATCCAGCCGCGCGATTACGGTTCGTCTGGACGCGCCTACTCTGTGGCCATTGTACGCGGACGCGAAGCAAGCGGCAACTCAGGCGCGGTCGAGTTCGACTGGATTGCAGAAAACCTTGATTTCGAAAAGGCTGACATGGTGGCCCGCGCTGCGCCACACATCGGACGGCTCGATTTCTACCAATATGCAAAGGCAATAACATGAAAACGATCACGGTTCGCGACCTTCGAAACGCTCTTGACCGCGTAAACGGCGATCTCCGCGTCTGGCTCACGCTCCCGGATGACGAATGGGGTATCACCTGCATCATGCAGTACAAGAACAGTATCCATCTCTGCAAGGATAACACGGAGATCAGCGTGGGCGAAACCGTGTTGCTCGATTTGACGGAGGATGAAACATGAGCAGCGAAGGTTTCCGCCGTCACAACGGTCTCATACACTTCACACCAGCCCCGTTCGACATTGATGCTTGGCGCTCCGAATGCGCGCTGGCGCGGGCGAATGCTGAGGCTTGTCCGCGCTGCGAAGGGCGGCAATCCTTCCTCGCAATAGACGGGCGGGTATATCCATGTCGCCATTCGGGGACGGAGGTTGAACGATGAGTGCGCTTTCCGAAGCCGAGGCGAAAACGAAGTGGTGTCCCTTTTCGCGAGTGCAGATGTTTGAACGCACAAGCGAGACTGACAATCCTCCGGTCAATCGACACGATTGCAATGTGCATTGTGTCGCGTCTTATTGCATGGCGTGGCGCTGGCGAGATAGTTGGGGTACGTTGCCGAAAGATAATTGGCCACAAAATGCACAAGACCCGCGCGGTTTTTGCGGATTGGCTGGCGAGCAATGACCGTCCACCATCTCACCCAGAAAGACCTCGCAGACCGGCGCAGCGAAACCGCTGTCCGCATCAACCGGCTCCGCCTCGATACGCCAGAGAACATCTGCGCCAGCATGGACGCGCTAAAGGCACTCTTTCAAATTGGAGCCGTCGAAATCTGCATGGTGAAGCGCGGTAGCGGGGTTATCGAGTTCGTTGCAAAGGAAAAGCCATGAGCAAACTTAGCGTTGGAATGGCAGCGGCTGCAATGGCTGCATTCGGAATGGGGGACTTCTCGGAGCCAGCGAAGGCAACAGAACCTGAGTTGCCACGGCAAAGGTCTCCTTCGTGGGGTTCCCATCGCAGTGGCTTTGGATACGGCGCCACACCGATGATAAAGGGCGGCAAACTTGCCAAGCGTTTGAAGCGCGGCAAGTTGCTGTTTCGACCATGACGCCACAATTCCCCATCGCTCGTAGCACGGCAGCCGTTTCGCCGTACCGCGCCGCCGCCTATCGTGAGCGCACATGGTCCATCGAAGGCGTCCAGCTCGCGCCGTGGCGTCCGCTACGGCATGAGCATCGGTTGGGCTACCGCTTCTGGCTCGCGGCGATTGCGGCTGGCATCGTTATCGGCGTTTTCGGATGGAGGATGTTTTGATGGGCAGGCCGGCTCAATCTGCTGCAATTCTGGCTATGATAGGAGGGCGATTTGGCCGATTGGTTTGCATAGGAGCTACTAGGATAGGAACAGGCAGGAAGGTCATTTGTATATGCGATTGCGGAACAGAAAAGACATTCCAGCCTGCCCAGGTCCGAACCGGAAAATCTCAAAGCTGCGGATGTCTGCGTACCGATGCGACAGTGAAAGCACTCACAAAACACGGCCACTCACGGGCTGGGCATAAGACCACATAATATCGCATCTGGTACGCGATGAAGGATCGCTGTCTAAATCCTAACTCAGAGCCATACCCAGACTACGGCGGCCGCGGAATTACGGTATGCGATCAATGGGCAAATGGTGATGGAGTTAAGAGCGGATTCGAATGCTTCTTGGCTGATATGGGTTTACGTCCCGCAGGTCTGACACTTGACCGACGCAACAATGACGCTGGGTATTCGCCAGATAACTGCCGATGGGCAACATGGGAACAGCAGGCAGCGAACCGTCGCGTGCCTAAAACACGGAGGGCCGCATGACTTACGAATGGTGGCAGCGCGCCATAGCGGGGGAGAAGATTGGTAGTGAATTGCTACCAATCCATGAATCAGAACCGCAATATGGGTTTTTCCGCCGGCGCACGTCCAAAGGTGGCGGCTATATTGGAGTGGCGATATTTCCACACCCAGAAACCGGAGACATGATCGCCGTGCAGAATGGCGAGCAGGTCGATCCTCTAAATGTCTGGACATGGGTAGCGCAGTACCCAGTTACCGAAGCATCATACCGTGCATGGTCTGAGACCGGCAAATGGCCTGATCTGGACGAGGCCGTGACGCAATCGCTCGCAACCCCAGGCATCGGAGACAATCGTGGGCCAACCGATGACGCCGACATCATAGCCGCGCAGATCGCAGCCGCTTCGGCCAATGCAGCCGAATATGCTGAGATTCGCGACGATGAGACGGCATCGAAGGCACAGAGTGTCCGGTCGCGGCTTCTGGAACTGAGCCGTGAAGCCGACAAGCGCCGCGAGAAGCTCAAAGCTCCCCATCTTGAGGCCGGCAAGACAATAGACGCGCTTTGGAATCCGATGGTGAAAGCGGCTAAGGCGACGGCAGACGGGATTGCCAAGGCCCTTGGAGCGCATGAAACCCGAAAGGCTCGTGAGGTCGCAGAAGTAGCCCGCAAGGTCGAGGAGGAGCGCCGCGCCGCCGAAGCCGAGCGCCAGAAGGCCATTGCGGCTCAATTAGCGGCTCATCCAGACGCGCCGATGCCGGAGGCTGCGCCAATCGTTCCGGTCCCACCGCCGCTAGCGCCAGAGCCCGTCACGGCCATACGCGGGGCATACGGACGCGCCGCCGCCGTCAAGCTCGTCAAAATTTGCGTCGTGCAGGATTTCGATGCCGCCTATCTATCGCTCAAAGCCAATCTGGAACTCAAGGCGCTGATTTCGAAGCTCGCACAGAAGGCCGTCGATGCTGGATATGAGGTTGGCGGCTGCACAGTCACCGAAGAACGCAAAGTCACCTAGGAGGGACATGTCATGGACATCACCGTCAAATTCACTCAAGGCGAAGCGCAAAAGATCATAGGAGATCGGGCGCTAGAAAATCTCAATCTGCTCACCAGCCACGAGGCGGACGTTAACATATCTGGATACTCCGGCGCGACCGTAACGCTATCGCCGAAAAAGGAATCGGAGATCATTCCACCGCCACCGATTCCGGCACCGGCACCGTCGTCCAGCGACGATATTCCGTTCTAGGAGGGAAATATGACACAAACACCGCACTACGAAGGCATACCGGGCGGCAGAAAAGGTAACGGCGCGCTTGTGCAATATGACGCATTCGAGGCCGAGCTTAACGAACGGTCGCAAAGCATCGCGTCTATGCTCCCGTCAACGGTTTCAATTGATCGGTTCAAGAACACCGTCATCGCCGCCGTTCGCCAAGACCCGGACATTCTTAAGGCAACAATCCGCTCCGTCATGGCGGCTGTGGTGCGCGCCGCACAGGATGGATTGGTTCCTGACGGTCGCGAAGGACATATAGCCGTCTACAACACGAACGTCGCGGATAAAAAGAAAAACGAACCGGACCGATGGGAGAAGCGTGCGCAGTGGAACCCGATGGCGCACGGACTCCGCAAGCGGCTCCGGGAACTCGACGGCGTTATCGCGAACACCGAAGTTGTCCACGGGAACGATACATTCGTCTGGCGGCAGGGCGATGATCCGAAGATTGAACATGAGCCTGCCAAACTCGGCACGCCACGCGGAGATATGATCGGCGCATATTGCATCTACAAACGCGAGGATGGAACGATCTTGCATCGCGAAGTCATGGACAAGGCGCAAATCGAGATGACGCGGAACCAGTCCAAGGCGAAAGATAGCCTTATGTGGACGAAATTCCAGAGCGAGGGCTACCGTAAGTCCGTTCTTCGCCGTGGAATTAAAACTGTGCCGGTCTGTGATACGATGCGCGAAATCATCCAGCGCGACGATGCAGACAATTTCGATTTCTCGAAAGCGGCAGAACCGGCATTGACGCTTGTACCTCCGTCACCGCCACCCGCACCGCCGTCGCCAAGCATCGAACACAAGCAAACGGTTCCTATGCCGGACCTTGGCGCGCCGCAACCGGAACTAGTACCCCTCTCCGAAGCCGATCAACGCGCAATCGACCGCGATGGCTTCCGGGACATGGCGCATCAAACGCCTGAGCATGATCCAGAGACCGGCGAGGTTGGGCCGCGAGCGTTGCCGTTGCCAGAGCGCAATAAGCAACCTGACTTCGTTGCATGGGGAACCAGCATCATCGGCGCATTCAAAGCAGCGCAGAGCGTTGGCGAGCTTTCGCAATGGCTTCAGGAGAATACGGCCACGCTCGATTCGTGCGAGGAATGCGCACCGCGAGCCTATAGCAGTGTGATCGCGGCATATAAGGCGCAGGCCGCAACATTGGGTGGCGCGGCGTAGTCATGGACCTCTGGCTCCAGCGCAAAGGCGATGCACTCTTGCCGGATTCGGTCGAGAGCGCGGTGGAGTTTTCACGTCTGCCGTTCGGGAAGCCATTACATTGCGAAGTGAAGCAGCCGCGATCATTGCAGCATCACCGCCTGTTCTTTGCGCTCGTTCATCGGATCGCGGGTGCCACTGGCGTTGCGGCGGATATCGTCATTCAGATGTTCAAGATTTCGACCGGCCATTGCGATATCGTGCGCTCGAAAACATACGGCGAGTTACGATTGCCGAAGTCCATCTCGTTCGCCAAGATGGATCAGCTCGCATTCTCGGCATTTTTCGAGCGGTGTATCGCGACGGCTTATGACGAATGGGGAATCGACCCGGCAGTATTCGCGGACCTTTTGGTTCCGCCAGAACATGAGGAACGCGCAGCATGACGACAATTTCAGACGGATCAATCGACTACGCAAAAGGCCATTGGGCTGTCATTCACGGTGGCACACGAGAGCAGTTCCGCACCGAGAGCGAAGCAATGGACTTCGCGCGGCTTGCCGTTGATGGCATTGTTGATGAAGCTATCCTAATCCAATGCACGCCGGTCAAGCGTATATTCCGCCCCAAGATTGCGGTCGAATCCATCGACGCCCCGCGCCGGCAGAGCAAGCCCAGGAAGCGGAAGGGCGGGAATGGGGAGACGCAGACGGCAATCGGGAACGATAGCGGTGTGACGGATCGTCCGATACCACTTGGCGGCCAGAACGCCCCAGTGCCGCCGCCAGACGGAGAGCCTGAGCTGCCATCGGACTGAGGCGGACGGGATGAGTCGCAGCGTCGATAGATGGGTTGGTAAGGACGATGATGCTGTCCCGCCGCCCCGCGTTCGGCTCCGCGTGTTCGAGCGGTTCGACGGACGCTGCTATCTGTGCGAGCGGAAAATATCGGCTTCGGAGTATTGGGAATGCGACCACGTCAAGGCTATCATCAACGGCGGCGAGAACAACGAAGCCAACTTGGCCCCTGCGTGTTCGAATTGCTGCAAGCCGAAAACGGCGAGGGACGTAGCTGAGAAATCATCGGTCGCCAAGACACGGAAGAAACATCTTGGCATCACGAAGCCGAAGCGCCAATGGAGCCCAGACCCCAAGAAATGGCGCAAGATCGGATTCGGCCAATACGAGAGGCGGAAAGAGACATGACCGACGACCACAAACCCGACCCCCGCGACCCCGATCATTCGCGCCCCGGCATATTCGCATACCATAACTGCTCACGGTGTGCAGACGGGCAGAAGCCGTGCGTGCGGGGGAATCCGAGCCAGTGTGAGTGGCCTCATGCACGAGATGATTAAGATGCACGCCATAGAAGCGCGGAGGGAATAGATGAGCGACGCTGAAACTCGCCAGCAAATGCTCGCGTTTTTTGAATACGCAATGTCTCCGGAGGCGGCTGGGTGCGGTATCGAACT